AATGAACCAGAAGTAATTCCTATTATATTATCATATCCAATATTAATATCACCAGGAAAATTAGAAGTAGCAGTGTAGTCATAGACCCATTGAGCTGGAACGGAACCCGATTTATATAATTGAAGTGTGGCTTCAGGTCCACCATTATTTGCATATCCAACTACGTTAGTTGCAAAAAGGGAAGTATCTCCGGGGTTTGAGACTGTACCCTGTGCAACCATTCCAGATGCCAAATTGGATATTAGAAAGAGGGTGTTTTCAGTAGAACCACTTGCGTTTATTTGGTATCCAGTTGGTCCAAAAGTATTCGTTTGTCCTATTATAAGGTCTAAGGAATCACCAGCTCCATCCGTTGTAGAAAGTTTAACACTGCCACTTACTTTTAATGAACCACTTAAAACAGTGTTACCATTTATGTTTAATGCATTTATTGGAATTGAAAAATTTCTTACTGCACGAACTAAGTATTCTTCGGTTTTATTTTCAACACTACCTATACCATTTAAAAAATTTACTTGTGTTGCGAGAGTGGGTGCAAATTCTTCAGAACTCCAATATCTTTCACTCACAAAACCACCAATGGCAACTTTGTTTGTATATAAAACACCCAACGTTGCTATATTAGGTAAAAACCAATCATCATATTCATTTGTAGTTTTATTATATGCAGCTGTAATTGCATCATCCCACGTTAAAGTGGTTGGTTCATCAGCTTCTGCTGCTATAACACCTTGAACTAAATTTGGGTCATATCCACCATCACCCGGCGTATATAAATAAGCTATCTTACCACCCTGAAAACTATCTCCTATTTTAAGAGATGATGGATTCCAATTAATATTTAATGAAGAACTAACATATACACCATTTGGAGTATCAATTGATACTTTTTTGTAATAATCATCTATTTTTACATTGTTAATATCATTACCTAAAAAAGTTAGTCCAGTTGTTCCTTTGATATGAACATCGGTAGCTCCAGTATTATAAATTTGAAGTTTTCTTGAATCATTAACATCAGGTTGTAAATATATTGAACCAGTTCCTTTTATTATTTCATTTACTATTAATGAGCCATTTACATTCAATGAACCACTTATCTCCACTGCATTTTCTGCTGCGTATATAAGATTATTTCTATTACTATCATCAATTCCATTACCTACAATAAAAGCGGATTGTACGGGTGATACAAAATTATATTGGCCCTGTACGTGTTGATTATCACCTAATGCTATTGTTTGATAACCTTCGGCATGTGAATATGAACCTGATGCTAATGTATCTCTACCTTCGGCGTGTGAGCGGCCTCCGTATGCTATTGTTCCTAATCCTTCTGCGTGTGAAAAAAGTCCTATTGCCTGCGTACTATCTCCTTCGGCATGTGAGTTTTCTCCTAATGCTGTATTCCCCAATCCTTGAATAAGAGAGCCTGTTATATTTTGGTTACCATTAAATTCATTTGAACCGGTTGTTGCGTATGTTGTTGGAATAAATGCCGTTGTTTGTACCGTTTCATCGGCAAATCCAATTGCTAATGTATTAATACCAATTCCCGTAGTTAATGGCTTTTGATATTCTATATCTAAACTAAGTTGAGGTCCTCCGTTGTAAGAAGAATATTGAAACGCCTCAGTTTTTTTATTTACAAATATACTTTGTTCTATAAAATTTCCTATGGTTTCAGAACTTTGGACACTTACATCACCACCAATACTTAAACTGCCACTTACACTTAATGAACCAGTTATTGTTTGATTTCCTATAAAATTTGCAGGTCCGATATTTGTGAAAGTACCCGATGATGATACTGTTAATGAACCCGTAATCTCTATTGTATTTGTTGTTGCCCATTTAGAACCAGTTAGTGCGAATAAAGAATCTCCTCTTAATCCAGAAGTTCCAGAAGTGCCGCTTGTACCAGAAGTTCCTGATGTACCTTCACTACCACTAACACCAGAAGTTCCAGATGTACCACTACTACCATTTTCTCCACTTACTCCAGACGTTCCCGAAGTGCCGCTTGTACCATCACTACCACTTATACCACTAGTCCCACTACTTCCACTTACTCCAGAAGTTCCTGATGTACCACTTGTGCCACCACTTCCACTTACTCCAGATGTTCCACTACTTCCAAAGAATGTACCATTTAAACCTGATGTTCCAGATGAACCAGCCGTACCACCTGCTCCAGTTATACCATTTGAACCCGATGTGCCTGATGTGCCACTTGTTCCATCAGTACCTATACCATTTACACCAGAAGTACCACTACTACCAAAGAAAGTACCATTTACACCAGAAGTTCCACTACTACCAAAGAAAGTTCCGCTTAAACCATCTACACCAGACGTTCCAGAAATACCAGATGTACCGGATGTACCATTAATCCCAGCAACTCCAACAGAAGATACTTTAATTTGATATTGTGGTTGTATTATTTCTAATTTCATTCTTTATAGCAATTATGCGTGTTGTGTTATTACCAAAATTATAGATGGTGATGCGGGCGTTGTTGGTGTTGTTCCACCGGCAAGGGCTGGGAATGATACCGTTGTACTTTCGGCCTGATACATTACTTCAAAATAAGAACCAGAATTTAGGTATAGTATATTATTTTTATTTACAGTTGTATTATATCCTGCAGTCAATGTTCTTCTATTACTACTATAAGTTTCCAAAATACCATTCTTCTCTATCCAAATTGTTGATTCAGCAGTACTAGTACCACTTTTTGTACATTGAACAGTATATGCTATATTATACCAACCAGTTACAGTTGTATAAACTCTACTTGTCCTAGTACCAGAACGAACCACCTCAAATGCTCCACTATTACCATCCATAGTTGATAATTCAAACGGATATGCCGTTGTTGTTGAACCTACCGTTTGAGATGCCGTATGGTACATCATTGCGTAGTTGAATTGCTTACTACCACTTATATAAAATCCATCGTTTATATTAAAAGAACCAGTCACCGTCAATGAACCACTTATCACAGCAGAACCAGTATATGCAGTTAGTATTGCTGATGTACCAGAAGTACCAGCCGTACCACCACTACCTGCCGTGCCGTTTGTTCCAGATGAACCAGACGTTCCAGATGAACCAGACGTTCCAGAAGTTCCACCACTTCCTGCAGTTCCTCTTGTTCCAGAAGAACCAGATGTTCCACCACTACCAGACGTTCCATCTAATCCATTTATACCAGTTTGTCCAGAGGTGCCGCTTGTTCCAGATGTACCACTAGTCCCAGATATTCCTGATGAACCAGACGTTCCAGACGTTCCCGATGTACCATCACCTCCAGATGCTCCAGCTAAGTTTACAGTCCAACTTGAATATGTACCACTACCAGTTGTTTCAGAAGGAGTTCCGAATACCAACTCACCAGTACTAATATTATATGATGTGATTGGTGATATTTGATGATTTGGTTGGTCAAATGCTATAATAATATCCTGTGCTATTGTGTATGCTAGTCCAGCTTCAACAAATATAGTTCCACCAGTACCTAAAGTAAATTCAGTTTCAGATGTAGTTTTGTATTTATCCCCATCATATCCAGAAGTTCCATCACTACCAGATGTACCAGACGTTCCAGACGTTCCCGATGTTCCTGATGTTCCAGAAGAACCAGCAGTTCCACCACTTCCTGCAGTACCATTTGTTGCACTTGTACCAGACGTACCAGACGTTCCAGAAGTTCCCGATGTACCAGATGAACCACCGCTACCAGCCGTTCCTCTTGTCCCTGATGTGCCTCCACTACCAGATGTACCATCTAATCCGTTTGTACCATTTGCTCCACCACTACCAGCAGTTCCGTTTGTACCACTAGTCCCGGACGTTCCTGATGTACCTGCCGTACCACCACTACCAGCCGTACCATCCGTACCACTAGTCCCAGAAGTTCCAGATGTACCACTTGTCCCAGAAGAACCGGAAGTGCCACTCGTACCAGATGTTGCCGATGTACCAGAAGTTCCCGATGTACCATTTATACCAGAAGTTCCAGATGAACCAGAAGTACCATCACCACCAGCTGCTCCCGCTAAGTTTACTTTCCATAAACTATATGTACCAGTACCAGTTACTTCGGATGCGCCATTCAATACCATTTCACCAGTTAATTTGTTATATGAAATTACACTAACAATTGTATGGTTTGATGAGTTGTATGCTAATAATACATCCTGTGCTATTGAATATCCTAACCCAGCTTCAACAAATATAGTTTGATTACCACCACCCAAAGTATATGATGATGTTGATGTTGTTTGATACCTATCAGATACTCCATCCGTACCAGATGTTCCGCTTGTTCCGCTTGTACCAGATGTTCCGCTTGTTCCGCTTGTACCAGAAGTACCAGAGGTGCCGCTTGTCCCAGACGTTCCAGATGAACCGCCACTTCCTGCAGTTCCTCTTGTACCAGAAGTACCAGATGTACCGCTTGTGCCAGATGTGCCTGATGTACCTGCTGTTCCAGATGTTTGTGTTGTGTAAGGTGCACCATTAATATAAAATTCACCATTCACAAATACTTCCGAACCACTTACTTCTAAAGGAATTATTGTACCATTGTTTCCACTAAAGAATTGAAGTGAAGCATCACCTTTTGTAATATTACCAATAAAGAAATTTGAACCAGTATTGTATAAATATGCATCATTATTTCCACCTAAGAATTGGTTAAAGGTACTACTATTAATACCTAAATCCACATAGTTACCAATATTATTTGTTGCTACTAAATCTGCCGATGCGTTATTAAGAGAACTATTATTAGTTACGATTATTTCAGTAAACCCTTGAATACTTGCTTCCGCTGATAGGACTTGGTTAGTTGAGCCAGATATGAACAAAGTTCCTTCAATTGTATTATCTCCTATGAAATAATTATCACCAACCAATACGGCAAATGAGCCCGTATCCAAATAGTTGTAATATGGTAAATCCACCCATGCGTTTACACCATCACCTATTTTAATAAGGTTTTCTGCTATTTGCAGACCAGGTTCACCTTGAGATAATACCGGGTTTACAAACTCCCAGTTTTCTTTTACATCCCTTCTTAATTGTATTTTACTTGCCATTGTTAATCCTATTTATTTTAAGCGCCTCCGCCATTTAATACTTCCGTTGATAATATAAATATTGAAGCTGCTGCTCCACCATCTATTGCACTTACACCATTTTGTTTTCCAACTCTACCAGTTACACTATCCCAAACTAAAATCTCATTTTCGGTTTCATTGGTTGGTACATTTGGTAATATTAAACCATTTGTATCTATTACTGCCGATAACGTTCTATTAGTTGCTCCATTAGCGTATGTGTAAAATGCTGCTCTACTTCCTGCTCCAGATGTTGAATAATTTTCAGTAGCTTGAAATTCTAAACTTGTTGGAACTGCTTCTACTACTGGAAAATAACTACTTGTCGAATATCCTAATCCAGAAAAACGAGCCAATATATCTCCCGATAATGTTGGTGTTGGTAATGCGGCCGTTCCTCTAGCATGTCTACCTACAAAGATAGCTCCAATAGAAGAACCAAATCCATCCACAGTTACTCTCGCCGCCTGCCCATCGTTTGAAGTAATATGTAACATACCACTTGGATTGATAACAGGTTGGTATGAACCAGATGCGTTACCTATGATACTTAGAGCACCAACATCTCCAGCAGGAATATTCGGAGTTATAATTTGAACTCTACCTTCTCTAGTTGCATTAAAAGTTGTTCTACCTGTTAATAAACTTTTTATTGCAAACGGTCTATTGAAATTTATATATCCAGTTGCATCTTCTACTCCAAATTCAATATCTCTAGCCGCATCTTTTATTTTTATATAATTGTCGTGAAATGTAAATTGACCTACTTGCAATCCAGCTGAACCTTCTATTACAAAGTCACCATCTCTTGCTGTTAATTTATGGTCAATTGCTAAAGTTTCATCCTGAACATATATCGAGCCACTACCTATCCAAAGTTCTCTCCATCTTCTAGTAGACAATCCTAAATCTATTTGGTTTGATACGGATGGGATAAATGATTTGTTTGTAATAACCGAACCACTTCCCATTGGATTGAAAAATATATCCGTATTTCCTTCTGCTTTTATTTCCAATGCCTGCTTTGTAACAGGTCTTACTAATGTAAATTTAGAACCAGTTACAGGAAGAATAACATCATCGTATGCACTCAAATCCAAATTTAAGATAACTACGTTTCCAAATCCACTACCACCTCTAGTTTGAACTTGAGATGGAATAATTGAAACACCTGCTAATATATCACCTGCTATTATAGATGATACGGCTGTACCATTTCCCGCATCTAAATAAAATGCTGTCCAAGGATGCGGAATATCATTTGGGGTATTGAATGATGAAGATGGTAATGTATCAGTTGAACCAGTACTATACCCTTCAATATTTACTAATGTATATGTTGCGTAATATATTTCCGATGCTATTGGTATTTTTTCTATTGTAGCGTTATCACCATCTACAAAAGTAATATTATTTACTTCAATACCACCACTTATGAATTGATTACCTATAAAACTATTTGAACCATCTAAAATAGCATAGTTAGATAGGTCTTGCGTTTCACCTGCTTTACCCTGAATACCAACCGATGAGACCGATACATTAGTGGGTTTTGTCACAACACTAATCCTAGTCTTATTTACATTAGGAATACTCATTTTATCTTGTTACATTTTTGGATAAACGAACTTTACCCTCCAATAATCTATAAACTTCACAACCACTTACTACTTCTAAATCATAATATGCTTCACCAAATGTTAATAATGAAGATGATGCAGCAGATACATAAACACCGATTGAACCAGATTGTAATGGAGTTGTTCCATTACTTCCACTTAAATTCAATCCCGTTCCACAACTATCGGATAGAGATGATGAAAGGTTTAGAAATACTTCGGAAGATTCAACTGAAGGTCTAACTTGCATTCTTGCATGCATACCTGTTAAATCAATTGGAGAACCGATATCATCTGTCCAATCTAATTGAAAATCTAATGTTGCCCCTTGTTCTATTACAAATGAGTATTTTGCTGCTGCCATTTTTATTGAAATATTATAATACTCTTATAAATATAAAAAAGTTGGAAAGGGATAAAATAAAAAAGAGAGAACGTTTCCATTCTCTCTCTAACTATATTTGTGAAGGATAGTTATTCTATTTAAATTATATTAGTGTGTATCTATAAATATCAAATAGTTTTAGAAACCCAAAAGAGCATAAAAAAGGGGGAAATCCATTTTCCCCCAATTTTATTCACTCTAAGAATGTTTAAGATTAGATATTTTGCAAATCTTTAACATAAATCTTACCGTAGTACTCAGGACGCACCATTTTCTTAGCGTAACGAGTCATCACACCTCTACGTGGAGTAAAGTTTTGTGGGTCGTACACTAAAGGAGTCATAATCAAAGGAACATATGGAGCGTAAACTGCACCTGTCTCTAAGAAGTTGTTACCTCTATATCCTAATAAGATTTCGTTAGAAGTCATATAAGGGTTTTTGTAAACAGTGTAGCGATTAGCCATAGCACCTACTTGAGTTACACCAGCTGCGAAAGATGTTGCATCTTTATCAGCGTTTACTACGAATCCAGGAATAGATTCTAAGATAGTACAAACATCAGGAGAAGCAACGATGAAGTTAGCTCCACCTCTCAATGTTAATTGGTGAATCTTATTAGATACCTTATTGATTTTAGTTCCTAAAGTCTGGAACCAAGTGTTCTTTTGGTAAGCCATTGCAGAAACTGCACCACCCCAAGCTGCTTGTCCAGTTGCACCATTGTTTAAGTATTCTTCACCAATAGTTGCAGACCAGTATTCAGTTGTTAATGCGTTGCTCTTTAACATATCTAAGATTTCTAAGTCAATCTCTAATGAGATATAATCAGATAACATAGAAGTTAATTCAGCTTCAGCATCGATTGAGTGATATGCGTTTAAGTCTTGAGCTAATTCAGGAGTCCAAACTGCTTTCAACTTACGAGTCTTAGCAACGATTGCCTCTGATTTCAATTCTAAGTCGATTTCAGGAATATCCAATGCAGTTGTTGTGTTACCAGCAGCGTTTGCAGTTGAATCTTCAAAATCTCCTCTATCGTAAGCTACAGGAACTTCAGAATAGATTACGTTAGTTGTACCACCAGCTAATGCTAAAGATGATGCAGAAACGAATAAAGTTACATTAGTACCAGATTTAAAGTTATACTGTCCTAATGTAGAGTTAGTGTTGTTAAATGCAGCAACACCAGCAGCATTAACCGCTTGGAATGAACGAACTGCTTCAGTATCAGCTGTTGCCGAAATGTTTGCAGATGCGATTGTTAATTTAACAATTTTATTAGCAGCTGCAGAAGCTGATAATGCTGAATCGTATCCTAAATCAGCCCAAGTAGCTGAAGCAGAAGTGATGTTACTAGCAGCAACAGCTACAGTTGCATCGTTTACTGAATAACCATAACGGCCTTCACCATATAAACCACCTGTTGCTGCATCAGTTCTACCAAAGTTAGCTGCTGAACCAGTTGCGTTAGTACCACCGAAAAGTGATTTTCCACCGAATTGTCCTGCTGCTCCTTGTGAAGAACCATATTTGAAATCTAAGAAGAATACAAGACCAGAAGGTAAGTTCATAGGTTGTACACTAACGAATTCTTTAGAAGCAATCTCACCGAAGATTCTTCTTACTAAAGGTAAAGCTACACCACTCCACTCTTCTGAACCAGAAGAAGTACCAGTTTGAGTTGCCTCGTCCAACAATTGCTTAGCTTGGTTCTCTAAAAGAACTGCCATAGAGTGTTGGTCTCTATCTTTCATACCTTCTAATAGACCGGTTTTCTCCCACTTAGATTTCAATTGACGTGTTTCAGCCAACATTACTGCTTGTGGGTTTTTGCCTTCCATTAACTTGGATAAATCAAAATTTGCCATTTTATAATATTTTTTGTTTAGTTTGTTTATTTAATGATACCAGCTAATTGCTTAAAGCGATTTGCTAATTCATTTGTATTTTCCGAAATAATTTGTTTTACCGGTGCAGTTGAAGCAGATGGCTTAGATGCTAACCCTTCAGTTATGCTTTTCTTAGCTTGTGCTACTTTTCTTTCAGTACCAGTGAATTTCATTGATTCAGATAATGTTGCGTAAACCAATTTAACTTCTCTTACGTTAGAAGTTCTGTCTAAATTCTCTACAACTTTAATTTTTTGCTCATTAGTTAGATTATATCCTCTGAACAATTTGTTAGTGTAAAGTAATTTAGCGTTTAATAAATTTACTTCGTTGATAGTTTTTCTCAAAGATTGAATAGTTGAATATGCTTCTTTCAATTCAGATTGCATTGCTGCCATTTCTTCTTCGTTTCCTGCTTCTTCTTCTTCAGAAACTTCTTCATCATCTCCGTAACCCATCTCACGAAGGATTTCGTCTAAATCGATAGTTTCTTCTTCCTCTTCCATAGCTGGAGCTTCTTCTTCTTCACCTTCCATTGCCGGTGCTTCTTCATCTTCTCCTTCGTATGCTGTCTCAACTCCTGTTGGGTCTTCGTATCCTAATTCATCGGATTCTTCCATACCTAACTCATCTTCTAATTCTCTGATGATAGATTCTAAATCTAACTCATCTTCATCAGCTTCAGGTGCCATTTCTTCACCTTCTGCTGCGTACTCAGCCTCTTCTTCACCTTCCATTGCCGGTGCTTCTTCGTCTTCGCCTTCCATTAAATCATCTACTTCTTCGTGTCCTTCTAACTCATCACCAGCTTGTGCTGATTGTGAAGCGATTCCACTCAAGTCAGTATTACCATCGTTTGCGTTTACTGCTGGTTCTGCGTTATCACCCTTACCAATTTCACTAGATACATCATTATCTTCGTTCATATCTGCTTCTTCTTCATCACCTTCCATTTCGGCTTGTAATTTTCTAGAAAGAATAGATTGTAAACGAGGAGTAAATGCTTCTTCTAATGCGATTTTAGCGTTGGCAATAGCAGTTTCACGTACAGCTTTAGCGTCAGCGATAGCTTCTTTTAATAATTTTGAACTTGCCATTCTTTTACTTTGTTTTTCTTATTCTGAAGTCATTTGATTTGGGACTTCAATGTAGGTAGTTCGGTTGTTCGGTCACCTCATATAAATGGGTATTCATTAACCAACTGTCTTAAACCTATATGAAATAGGTTATTGTTATCAATAAGTATATAAAAAAAAATTAAACATAAAAATATGTTTAATTTTCTTTAGTTTTTTCTATATTTTTTAAGAATGGTATTAATGAACCTTAATACCAGTCTTATTTACGTTGTTTGCTAATCCCTTATCAAACAAATATTTAACCTTTTCTTCCCAAGTTGGTTTGTTAGCATTAACCCACATATTAAAATCAACTTTTTTATTAAATTGATTGATTTGTCTTACTAATGCACTTAATACCAATTCTTTTGAGTTATCGGATGATTTATCTTTAATAGTTGATTTTAACCAAGCCTTTGCATCAACATCCGTTACTTTATCAGTTTCATCATCAACTAAACTAAAGAATAACTTTCCTTTGTTATTTGATAAAATTGATTTGTAAACACCTTCTTTGATTACCGATTCTTCAATGTATTTTTCACCTCTAAAATATTTAGCTCTTCTTTCTAAATCTGCTTTGTTCTTAAAGATAAGAATATCCCAAAAATCACTACCATCTTTGTGTTTTGATACACCATTGTGAGCACTAATACTATATTTTGCTTTACCGATTGGTGGATTTATTTTGAATGCTTTCTTTCCTTCAGTTACTACCGATTCGTTTGTGTAATTTTTTACATACCATTTGAAAGAAGAATTATTAGGAGTTCCAACTAATGCCTGAACAAAACGAATTCTCTCCGGCAATTTGCCTTTGGTAACGTGAGTTAATATTTCTTTTGCATTTAAGTTGTTATCATCAATAAACTTTTGAACTGCCTCTTTTCTAGTGTTAGTCATTGAAGCGATTCCCATTGCTTCATGTGATATTGATTCGTTTACGGATTCTCTTAAATATACTGGTGAGTATTTATCATATTTTGCAGTACCATCTAATATATTACCCCTAGCACCCTTTGCAGGTGTATTAAATCCTGCTGCTTTTAATAAATCTCCTTTCTTAAATCCTTTGGATGGATTATCTTCCATTGCTACAAATCCCCATGCAGAACGATTTCCAGAATATTTTCTATTTTGTTGAACAATTCTAGCATATTTTCCACCTTTGAAATCGGTAGTATATTCTTGTTCAGGAAATTGTTTGTTTAATTTATCTAAGAATTTGTTTATATCGGATTTAATATCTTCAACAATAACCGATTCGATAACAATTCCGTTTTCATCTCCTCTTTTAGCAGTTTTGATACCACCTTCGATTGAATCTAATTTATGTCTAACTTTCTTTGAACCTGTTATCTTACCTTTTTGGTCGCATGGTGCTAATGTTGCAGTAGTATCATCCATTTCAACAACTTTGTAGTATTTACCACCTTCGATTCCTTTTAATCCAGTAAATCCTTGTCCATAAATTATAGAACCAACATATAAATTGGTTGGGTATTTTGCTTCGTTTACCGATTCGTTTTCTATAATACTATTAAACAAATCACCAGATAACGCAATTGCCGCACCATATTTATGATTCCAAATATTTCGCCAAGCATCATCCAATTTTACAATACCAGATTTTGTTGGTTTAGAAATAACCATATCTACAATATTTTCAAACTTTTTAAGTTCAGAAATAAATGTTTTTATTTTGCTATCAGCTTCAGTATATTTTGGATGTGGTTTGTATTTGTGCTTTAGAGTTTCTTTAATAGCATTTTTTAACACATTACCAAAAGCAGCAACTGCTTGCTGTACATCTTTCTTTTCTCTTATAACGGATGTATGTAATGCAGCAACATTATTATTAATAGCCACAACTAATCTAACTCCCCAATCATCTTTTGGTTGTATCTTAGCTTCGTTTACCGATTCCATTTTAGAACGAATCTTATTTGCAATATTTGATAATTGAGATTTATCCACATCTAATGCATCTATTACTTGTGCCACCAATTGTAATTTTGCATTGTTACTTAACTTTGAATCTTTTATTTTATCAATAGCCATTTGTAATTTAACTTTTACAGCGGATGGTATTGTTGCTTGAGGCAATTCAGTTGCATCTTCGTTTACCGATTCTCTCAAACTCTCTCTATATGTTTGACGGATGATTTCTTTTAATTGTTTTTCCATATTTTCTTTTTTCACATGATTGGGTAAACCTTTGTGTTTAGTTGATGCATAATCTTTTGCGTCTGCATCACTCATTGAATCAGCTACTTTTTCAACTTCCGATGATGGATTATCTAATTCACCCTTTTGAGCGGCGTGAACCATTCCCATAAATCTTTGTTGTGCTTTTGATTTTGCAGGCATAATATTATTCCTTTGGTTATATGGAATAAATATTAGATTCTATGAAAATAAGTAAAAATAGTCAGTATGTTTGTCCGATTGGATTTTTTGTCTGATTCGTTCATCCGATACACCAAATCTTTCACCTGCATCTTTTAGTGTGTAGAATAGTTCTCCCTCACAACTTATCGTATGTACCTTATCTCTAACTTGGATGTCCTTTAGAGTCCTTTCATGTGCATCATAAGTAATAGTTGTTAAAGGAGTTTCCAACTTTTTCCAATGTCTATAATGGTCAGCTTTTGATTCTAAACGATTACGAATTTCAGTTTCACTATATTCAATGTACTCTGCAGCTTGTACAGGAGACTCAAAGTAATACCCATCTATACAATATTTTAAGATAGGATATGTTTCCTCACCATTTACCTGCCACCCTTTGTATTTGGTTTTTGGTGAAAGGCATCTTCTTTCTACTTCCGATGCTACTAACTCATTTGGATTTATTGAAATTGCCGCTTCTCTGAATGATTTGTATTGTTTTCCACCAACTACACATTTGTAAGTACCATCCCATTCAATATCTTCCGTTGCCAAATCAGGATTTCCTTTTACAAATACTAATACGTTTTGATGAACAGATGCTACCTTACGATTACGTTTGAAATATGTATCTACCACTCTTCCAGCCTGATGTTGTGAATTAAATAGTACCATATCGTTATAGAAGTGTAAACCAACTTCTTCCATTGCTGAAATAGTTTTGTTTACCAATCCTCTATACTTTCCAATTTTGTAATCCCCTGTCTTTGATACCTCTCTAACTTCCGATACCACAACTGCAAAGAATCTATTGTTCTTTAACTTTTCTGCTGATTTTTGTAATATAGAAATGTATCTATCATCAAATTGTGCATCCGCCATATTAGATAAATCATTCGCATTATCACTATATACCTCCAAATCGTAGTATGGTGGGCAAGTAAATACAAAATCATAGGTATTCTCCTCCAATACATTTAATAATAGGTAACTATCCCCACCCATCCATCGAGGTTTATCGGATTGTTTTCTATTTGCATCTATTTGTGTTTGTGATATATCGATACCATCATATTTGAATCCCATCTCCGTTGCCACAATTCCCCTCACACTTCCGCCAGCAAATGGGTCTAATATCTTACCACCCTTTGGAACAAACCACTCATACATCTTTTCGGATAGAGTAGCATCGAATACTGAAACAGTATCTTCATCATCCCAAAACTTACTATTTGATTGAGTATCTTCCCTACCTAACTCTGATTTGATATTATAGGTTTGTATCCACCAACGTTTACGGTCTTGCCATTCTTTGGTGCGAGTATCTAAAATTGAAAATGGTTTAATTGCCATGGGTTTTATTATAGTAACCACAAATATACAAAAAAAGCTTGGGATTACCAAGCTTTTCTTTAATTATATTTTATTTTTTAACTAACTAATCTGTTTCATCAAACTCACCCTTCATATCTTTATAAGCTTGTCTAGCAGCTGCTCCCTTTATCATTCTTGATGCTGGGTCTGCATTTTTTAATCTTTTTACAGTCAATATTTGTTTTTCTATTAAGTTTCTATACAATTTAACATAATCATCTTTACTAATTAATTTATTGTTTAATAAAGATAATATAAGTGCGGGTTTTTTACCTCTTGTTTTTGCATCTAATTGAATAGTACCATTTAATCTAGCCAAATCATTAGCTACATTAACTATATTATCAAGTTTACCATTAAAAATTTTTTCCAAATTTGGTACATTTACATATGCAGTAGCTAAATCTAAAATTTGAGATGGTGTAAGAGTTTTTTGGGTATATTGTTGTTTACCAAATGCATATGATGTTTGCTCATTCACAATTCCTTCAGGCACACAATTTGGAACTTCTCTACCATTCTTGTCTTTCATTCCAACTTGTTTGTATCCCTTCCAACAAGGGTCATTTTCCATTAACTTTGTTAATTTAATTGTACCCTCATTTTTCATATATGGTTTATTATCAAATACCGATTGAATCAAATCTGCTTCTTTATGGAAACCATTCATTCTTAATGTAAATGCAATACTATCCGCTGCATCAACACCATCCCATCCAGATGCTTGTGATACATCCGTACCATAATCATCAATCTCACCAGTACCATTCATATAAATCGAACCATCTGCGGAATTCTTACGAATATCTGCCATTTTTTCTTTATACTTAGGGTCTTTCATCGATGGGTACTCCGGTTTTTTTGCAAATTCAGGCTTTCCTTCAATTGCTGCAACTAATTCTCTTGCTTCACTATGGAAGTTTGAATCAGTTAATGCAGAAACTGCTGCTTGTAACATTGCTTCTTTATATTTTTCATTACCCAACTTTTGAGGAGTAATACCATATTGTTCTGCTTTCTTTTTTGCTTCTTTGTTTACTTGTGGATTACCTTTTCTTTGGTTTTTAGGTTCTGATTTTATAGGGTCATTTTTTTGTGAAAACGGATTGAATAACTTTCTACTTTCAATTTCTTTTGATGTTGATGGTGCAACTTGTGCATCTTTTTGATATGGAAACTTCATTGGGTTGTATGGTTCTAACTCATCAGTATTTACATTACCATCTGCATCAGTTTTCGTTTCACCTCTTTCATCCCCCAATCTTACAATACCAACTGTCTTTGTTCTTTTGTTATATACAACTGAGTCTACACCTAAATCATACTTTGGAGTTTCTTCTTTACCAGCATCAGATTTAGGAGCTTCACCACCTCTATTTTTTGTATAATCTCCACCAAACATATCACTACCAGCTGCTTTTGGTGCCGATGGTTGTTCTTTATCTTTTATAGTATCATGTGTACCTGCTTTGATTGCAGCATCTCTACTATCTTTAGATTTGAATACAGAAGTTTTACCAGTTGATTTATTAGTTGCGGTAAACGTTTCCTCTTTAAGTAGTTGATTTAATTTAATCATTTTATAATTTATTAAATAATTTTTCAGTATCAATATCAAATGCATAACCGGCTCCAGCGTATCTTTTGTTTGGTATTACTGAAACTCCTAATTTCTTTTCTAAACGGATTTGTAATAATGATAAAAAATCTTCGTCTGCACCATCACCCAATTTTTGTTTTATGGTATCAATCTTTTCAATTTCTTTTCTTGATTGTGGTAATAAAACTATATTGTTATTTGGAGATGATACATAGAATTGAACACCATTCGCTTGAACAAAATCAAACTTTGCAGTTGCTTCTTTGATTTGTTGCTTTGATTCGTTCTTTCCGTATTCGTGATAGTTTTCAGCAGCTTGTGAAATAAAGTTTCCTGCATTTGTAATGTGGTCTTGAATCCACGCAGGTATGTTCTTTTCGTTTCCACCGATTTTAGATTTTAATTCAGTTGCGTTCTTTATAATTGCATCCAAAGTGTTATTTGCCATTGATACTTCGTGGTCTTCACCCTCTTTAACTTGCGGAGCGAATGCTCTTGCATAAGGGTTAGACATTACCTGTCCTAATTGTGGTTTTAGTTTACCATAAGTAGAACTATCAGCAAAGTTAAACATTTCAGTTAAACGAATCATATTATTTTTTTCTTAAACCCAATCTTTCTCTCATAACATCAGGCTGAATATCTGCAATCTCATAGTAACGAGATAGAATATGTCCCATATCTTCGTATAATGAATGTAATCTTTCATCCATTGCTCTTGCTTCTACTGCGAACTTTTGGAAACTTTTATCCATCTTATCCAATTCACTCATATTACGTTTAACAGTTACACCATCAAACCAATCTGCAGTTTCTCTTAAAGTTAATTCTTTTGCTGCTTCAACAATTCCACCTAAAGTATTTGCAACCTCCGTTAAATCGGATGCTCTTTGCATTTGCTCTTGGAATGTGTTGTATGTAGAGATGATTTCTAAAAAGTGTTTCTTAACCTCATTACTTAAAGGTCTTTTATCTCCGTTTAAACTTTCTTTAATGCTAAACTTTCCGTTTACAATCTTTACTTCGTTTAAATTAGTTTTACGAATGTCATTGTACCCCTTAGTTACATTAGTTGCTTTTCTATTAGCTTCTACTTTTAAGCTAATCTTATTATTGTGTACATAATCGTATATGTCAAATGGCTTGCTCATTATGATATTTCAGTTATAATTTCTCTCATTAAATCTTGTGCTTTGCAATAATCTCCGCAAACATCAGTTCCAATTTGTTTTGTTACCGATTCGTTTACAGGTACCATAAATGCACCATGTGTAGATGGATTAGAAACAAAATCCCAACCGATTAATTCAAAATCTTCCTGAACTTCTACTTTATTTCCTTCCATTTGTTTTGTAGAACCCATACCTCTTGATGATATACCTAATAGGATACCAGCTTTAAGTAATTCTTTAAGGATATTACCAGATGGAGTTGCAAGGATTTCAACCGTACCACATAAATCATCGCCCTCCCAATGGATTTCTCTAACATTGTGTGATACGTTCTTTAAGTTGATTACAGTTGAATCAGGGTGGTCCAATTCACCTAATGCTCTACGTTCTTTGATAAGTTGCTCATACTTTTGAGCTTCTCTCATCAATGTAGGTTTTGGATATACTCTACCATTTTGATTCTCCGCACCAGCTCTTTGAAGAACACCTTTAACGATAGTTCTACCACCAGCATCCTCTTGCACCTTTCCTTCGAATAATTTGGTTTCTATTAAAAGATTCTTCATTTTGTTATTATTTTACGGATTCGGATTTTTCACCTTTACCATTCCATGCTGCATCAATTTTATCAAAGAATGCTTTCTTTTCATCATCACTCATAGATGGAATAGATTTACCAGCTTTATCTAATGCCTTTTGGAAGAATGCCTGATATTCAGTTTCTTCTACCATTACTTCCTTAACTAATTCTTTTAGTTTTTGTTTTGTTATACCTGCCATATTACATTGAGTGGATTTTCTCCGCTATTTTATTTAATCTTTCTTTGATAGTATTTAAGTTACTATATGTTCTTTTGTAGTAACCTGTTCTGTCCAAATTGTTTTCAGTTTTTAATCTTGAATACCAATTAACAAACTTTTCAATTTCAGATAATTGAGATTTTACACTTCTCAATCCCACAGCTATTTTCTTTTGTGGAGAAGCATCTTCTCTTTTTAATTCTAACCAACGATTTTCAACCAATTCCATAGAAGATACATCTGCCATAGTTTCATCTTTATCATTTTCTTTTTTTGATGGAGTTGCTGTTGGTTTTAATTTATGTGGGTCTAAATCCAATACACCAATATCTTCTTTTAATTTACCTTCCTCTAAATCATCTACAACAGTCCCACCAGTAACTTTAGCTAATCTATTGTTTTTCTTTCCAGTTTGACCGGGTTTAGAAAATGCAGCAGGAGTGTTGTAACCAGCAACTGCACCAGTTCCAGTCATTTCCTCCAATTCATCTTCGGATTGAATCTCTTTGACTAATGTTCTGATTATTTCTCTTAATTTATTTTCCATTTACTTTGTTCTTTAATTCTTTAACTAATTCATAAGAAAGCATAATAGATGAAACTTGAGAATCGGAAACAGTCTTTCCAATCTTCATTTTTTCTAATACTGAAATTGTTTCTAATAATTTGATTTTAGTTACTTTATCACAAACTTTAGTTTCAATTAATCTAAGTTCTTTTGCGATTTTAGGAACTTCGGTAACAACATAATCTTTGAATTTAGTTGTGTTACTCATATTGTTAATATACTCTTTCAACAAGCCTTTTTGTTTTGTATCTAAATTAGTATATTTTTTATTGAAAGTTTCAACCAATATCTTATAAGTCAATAAACGTAAATCTTTTTCTTGTTGAGAATAAGTTTCCATTAACTTAATCGATTCAACATTTTTAACTGCTTCTACTTTAGCAGGTCTTGCTATGATGTTTTCAATTAGGGTAATCTTCGAATTGAATATATCTTTAATATCGTAGTTTTCCGATTTTTTAGATTCAAATACTTTATAAATTGAAGCTAATACTTTGTAGTTGGTAATTGGCGATGATAAGAATTGCTCTATTTCGAATTTAGCACCAATTTCTTTAATTAAACCATATTTTTCTTTAGCTAGTTTTCCCTCATTTAATTTTGAGTGAGCTTGGGATACAGTATCTACAAATTTCTCTGCTCTACTCTCCGTATTATATTTTTCTTTTAAAAGTAGTTCATACAAACGTAACTCTTTATTAAGTTCCGTTCCGGGAGCAAAAAACTCCTTAACTATCTTCTTAGCATTTTCCGTTTTATCTCCATTCAATACCTCTAATGTTATTTGTCTTACTAATAATTCAAATAACACTCCAGTATTTTTGAATTTACTGTGCTTTATTTTTTTCATTTATTTACCCTATATTTAACTTACGACCGTATAGTAACACATATAAATATAAACCTTTTTTTATTTGTTAAATTTTTGTGTCATCTAATAAATTTTTTTCATCTAACATACCAGATTTCTCAATCAAAACCTTTCTTTTAGCTGATATTCCATTTATATATTCTTTTGCTAATTTTGCAGTTGATATGTTTCTATTTTCTCTTTTTCTTTCTCCGTGATTTTCTTTATCACCCAATGGGTCTCTACCATATGGGTGTTTATCTTTACCATATGTGTTACCTTCTCTTGGTCTACCACCTTTGTCTTGACTCATACCCAATTTCAACTCCTCTATCTCTTGCTCCACATTTTGTTGTTTTGGTGGATTTGCTGGGTCTTCACCTTGCTGTTCAATTGAGTTATGTCTAAATCTATCTTTGATATCTAATATTACTTTAGCTCTCTCCGTATTTATTTCATCTTCGCTCATATTAAATACATTATGATATACCCAATCGGTAGATAACATATTCATATTTTTAATATCAGTTCCTAATCTCACCTTCTCACTCCAAAGATTTACTTTCTCTTGCTCATAGATTGTAGATGAGTTTGTAAGAGTTAATTCAAAGTTTACCATTTCAGCATCATCAATACCTTGAGCTGCTAAGTGAACGATTGCTATTTTAGTTAATTCACTTACTACTGTTCTTTGAATTCTTTCAACAGTTCTTGCGAATCTAACATCTTCTGCCGCAAGAGTTGCTTTACCATTTACGTTCTCATCATAAGATAAGTAAGCCTTTGGTACTCTCAATGCAGCAAATAATTTGTTTTTTAAGTAATCAATATCTTCCGTTGCAGTATATTCTAAACCACTAATATTTTCAATTGATGTACCACTATCTCCACCTCTAACAGGTAAAAAGAAATCTTCCGTAAGGTTTTGGATATTGTATTTTAAGTTGTAATCTCCTGTATTTCTATCAACGAATGGAGTTTTCTTCATTTTGTTGATAATTTTTTGCATATAGTTATCAACCTCTTGCGGTGGAATGTTACCAATATCAATTTTGAATACTCTCTTTTCAGGAGCTCTCATAATACGATGGATTAACATCGCATCTTCCATAAGAGTTAATTGTTTCCAAATTCTTCTTGCTCCCTCAATCATTGATTTACCATATGGTAGGAAGTTTGTATCTGAAAGTAAACGAAAATGAGCCATTTCATAGTTCTCATATTCCTTCTTTCCAATCTCATCCAACTCTACTTTAAACTTAACATAGTTAGGATTTGATGGGTCAGTATTTTCTAATCGCTCAGTATTGTAGACAGAATATGGTTTTACATTTACAATTCCTTGATTCTCACCAATTTCCAATGCCAAAAAGAAATCACCATACTTAACCATATTACGAACCCAAGGCCACAAGTTAAACTCTACGTTCATTATATCGTAGAATAAGTTGTGTAATGCTTCTTTTACATTTTCATTAGATGATTTGATTGTTAATACCTCACCATATTCATCTTTTGTAGTTGATTCATCCGCATAAATGTCTAATGCCGATGAAAGTATCGGGTCATTATCCATTGCATCATAATCTCTGAATAATTCTCTACGAACTTGCGAATATGCCATTGATTGAGCACCACCTTGTTGTTCGTAGAATGATTTTTGTAACTTTGTATATCTATCTCTTAAATTAATAAAGTTTGTATTGTACTGTCTATCATCTGTATCAACAACTTTACGTTTCCCATCTTTATCAATTCGGACAACGGCTTGTGTTGCAAACAATTTCTTTAGTCTACCAAAAAAACTTCTATCATCATTTAATTCTGCCATAATTTTCTATTTTACCATTTTCGACAACTCCAATAGTTTGCCTTTGTTCTTGGACCGGGATTATCACAATTCATTCTTGCTCTAAATGATTTTCGTCTTGCTGGATTGTCTTTTTTAATAACCATTCCCTTCTGTCCAAAATTCACTTTAATCACCTTACCTGTTTTTGGGTTTTTGACGTAGACCTTAAATTTCTTTACATCGCCTTGCATCGGTTTCCCTAACTTTACTTCTCTTCCCTGATATTCTGCTTCAAACACACAATTACAATTTGTCTCATTCAATTCGTTTGAGTATTGTTGTAAGTATGCAATAAAGTCATCCATATCTTCTTGCTCAACATCCAATTCATCATAATCATCAATTGGATTATCTTGCGGAGTATCACCCATAGCATATGCTTGGTCTATATACTCATCTTCGTTTAGTAAAGATTTTAACTTAATCATAGTAAATAGTATTTTGATATATACAATAAATATGTAAAAATATTAAAACACTATAACCATTGGGTTAAATCTTCGAACCCTTCACCTACTCTCATCTTCCAAGGATTCTCATCCATATTAGATGGTGAATACACACCTTCGTATGTATTTGCAGTAATTCCAGCTACTGCCATTTTTGTTAAATCAATACCTTCTTGTCTTAATCTTAACGCAGTATCTCTTACCCATAATCCAATAGAGAATGCCATCACCAAGTCATCGTTATAACCCTTCATAGCTTCCGCTCTACCACTTGAATATATAAATGTGAACAATTCATCAATCAATCGAGAAGAACGTACTATAACCGTCTTTTCTCTAAAATAATCATCCAACTTTGATATGATTAAAGGTCTTGTCTTTGATGTTGTTGAAAAACCAGCAACTAATCCTCTATCTTCTGCTCTGTATCTATTGTTTAATTGATTTTCAACATCTACATATTTCAAATCTTTACTCATATAGAATAGGTTACGATACCCCCTATCTATTACCTGTTGTATTGTTGCCCAACCAATGTTTGCGTTTTCAATTACTAATAAAGCATCATTATATTCAGTTGATATTGCTACTAACAAATTTCCAAAATCTTTTGTATCTATCTTGCCTTTGTATTCACCAACTTGCGTTGCCGTTACAATATCCATAATGTGGAATGTAGAATAATCGGCACCATCTCCTCTTGCAACGTCAGCTACAACCATATAAGATGCATTTGATGTAGGATATTCCCATCTCCAAAAGTTATTATCTATACCACCTTTTGAAACAGGGTCTTGAACATAAGTTTCTTTGTAGAACATTAAGAGTTCTGGGTCAATTACGTTATCTCCAGATGAAATAAAGTCACAATCACATTCCTGTGCGGCTCCTTTTCTTCCCAACAATCTTTCTTGCTCATCTCTCCACGTCTGGTCTCTTTCTGGATGAACTGTCCAATGTAATCTGATTGTATTGAATGGATTTATAGATGATTCCGCATCACTCCACGTTTGATGAAACCAATTACCTACACCATTGGGAGTTGAAAGGGCAATACACGCCCCACCCGTTGATAGAGTAGATTGAGCTGCTTTCCAAATCTCATCGATATCATCAATGAAAGCTGCCTCATCAAATATTAGAAGTGATAATGCTTCCGAACGTCCTGCATCAGGTGAGGAAGCAATTGCTTTGATTTGTGAACCATTTTGTAATTTGAGTGAGAGTTTGTTATCTTCCAATGCACCACCCTTTAACCACGATGGTAATAGTTCGTACATTACTCTTACTTTTGTTACTAAGTTCTTTGCAACCTCTTGTTTTGTTGCAATAACCAATACGTTGAAATCCGTATTGAATAACATACTCCACAAAGCATATCCTGCTGATAATGTGGATATACCAGTTTGACGTGACTTAAGAACGATGTTAAAACGATTGTTCTTAAATTCGGTTAATGTTTTCTCTTGAAACGGAAATAGGTGAAATGGTATTTTACCTTTCACCGGATGCTGAATCATACAATATTTCTTCATAAAGTGGATAGGGTCACTAGCACACTTTTTGTATTCTTCTGCAATAATTTGCTTTAGAGATTTTTTTTGTTGTATTCCGTTACTCATACTAAATCTTTAGGTGGTTTTACTAAATCATAATTTTTATCTTTTAGTAATTCCCAAGCTTCATTTCTTAATTTTGTAACTTGTATAACTTCAGCTTCTACGTTTGTAATTTCTAATAATATTTCAGCTTTTAATTCCTCAACAGGCCTTTCCATAGTCCACTTTTCAGTTGTACCATTTTCGTTTACATACTCATATTCCTGCTTTGCATCGTTATATGCTTGATTAAATTGAGCAAGTACGTCAGTACCATGGTCAATCATATTTGATGTTAATTTGTAGGTTTCGTATGCATCCCACAATCCATCAGTTTTTATTTGAGTTTCTTTTATAGCAAGACACGTTATACAATATCCTGTTTTGGATATTAACTTTTTATCAACTCTACCTAATTTGATTGTTTTGCATCCAACACCTTTACATCTATTAAGTTCTGCTAAATAGTTTCTAACTCCAGCCATTGTATCACTTAATGATGATATCTGCTCCTTACCCCATTTTTTTTGTTCCCATTGAACTCCGTTTGAATCAGTCCAAGTTTCTCCAACTTCTCTTGTAATATTAGCTTCCGGATTTACTGATAATGAGATTTGTGCATTTGTTTCATATTCCTGCCCACGTAATACCATATCCGATAACTTTCTACGAGTCGGATGCATGTACTTTCGATTGAATTCTTTTGCCATATTATTTCCTATATATTCGTATATATAAGTATATACTTTTTGGAAAAAAGGTTAAAAATTATTCGTAAAAAAGACCTAATATTTGATTAAGTGGAGCGAATGCTCCTGTTAATTTGTAAGTGTTTCCGTTATATACAAATACGATACCTTCATTTGGAACTATCTTTTCAAATCCACCTAATGCCTGTAATCTTTGTAATTCTAATTTAAGTTTATCCAACTTCTTAGGGTCTCCCAACTTTCTAACATCATCAACCGTCTTATGTAATCTAGCTACCATTTGTTTAGTTGCTTCCGTTGGATTTGCGGTAAGTACTGATTCCATAAATGAAAGTACATCTGCACCAACACCTAAGAATATTTCTTCAAATTTCATTAGGTTATCTTTTGCTATTTTAGCTTGGTCTTTCTTTTCAGTATTGTCTGCCCAACTTCTTAATTTAGGGTTTTGTATTGTTGCTATTCTGAATCCTTTATCTCCAAATGCCCATCTCTTAACCAAACCAATCTTTTCTTGTGCATCTAATCCTTTTGCGTTTTTATCCACAAAGTTACTCCACCACGCTTGATGATAATCAGCTACCCCATCAGAATCAGATAACCCAAACTCACTTTGTAGTTTAGATATCATACTCATATACTTTGATTGTAGTTTTGTTAAATTCTCACTCTTTGGTAATTTCTGCATTGGTGGTCCTTGTATTGTGTATTTGGATTGAACACTTGCATTTACTTGCTTAATCATACCAGCTAATATTCGTGCTGATTGTTGATTCTCACCACTTATATTACCATCGATATCATAATCAAATGTACCATGAAATACTAATAGTGGTTGGTTGTATGGAATTACGTTTACCGATGTTGGATATATTACTTCCAAATTCATAAACGAACTTCCATCATTAAATACTTTTTTTCTTTGTGGTTCGGATAATGAACCAATTGCTTTTGATAAATCACTCATAGCAAAGTTGTAAGCATCGGTTAGTCCGCCTCTACCAGCAAACTTATCAGCTACCTGTCCTATTGTCATAGCACCCTCACCTTTATTCTTTAGATGTGATTTGTTTCTAGCAGCAACTAATCTTCCATTTACCCAACTAATTGCCAATGCTTGTCCATCGGTTTTTTCTCTTGCTACATCCAAATCTCCAGTAAGTGCTTTCTTAACGATGTTCTTTAGGTCAGAGAACGTAAGGTTCATTTCAATATCAAACGGATGGTGCATGTGTCCATAAGCCCCACCTTCAATTATTAAATCTTTACTTTCGTTTACTTTTTTAACAGGTTCGTATCCTTTGTTTTGTTTATCTTTTGTATCCGTTTGATGACCAGGTTCTATTTCTCTATCATCATCAAAATCAATTGTATCTAATTCAGCAGGATAACCATAATCAGGTGTATATGATGATGATTTATGATGTTGTGTAAAATTGTGGTCAGCAGTTCCATCTGCTTTATGATTTTTTGAAGTTATTGCTTCAAATGCTTTATTTTTAACTTTGTACCAACCACCGCCGGGTAATCTAAATATTCGTGCCGGTACTTTTAGTGTAGAACCAATTGGATATTTGTTTTGATATTTTTTATCAATATGAACTATTTTTGTAATAAATTCATTTGTTTTATTATCAGCCCCAACTAACTCAACTTGTAATTCAATTATTTCACCATTGATTTTTATTTTCTTTCCGTAGATACCTTTTGTAATTTCACTCAAAGATTGTTCGGATACATAAACTGGTGTTGAAGATTTGAAATCATCCTTTCTCATTATGGTTTTAGCAATCAATTTGTTTGCTACTGTCATAAATGGAATATTGATGTTTGTTCTCTTATCTTTAACTACAAACTCCTTATATTGTTTTACAAAATCTAAAAATTTCTTTTTATTTTTTGCCAATCTTTTAAAGAAACCAGTTAATTCGGCTGCTGATATTTGTTTACCATTACGAGGGTCATTTAATCTTTGGAAAAAATGGTCAGTTTCCTTTCCCAATTCAATATCTTCGGGAGATAATTGTTGGTCAGCATATTTCTCAACCTGGTCTAAATCAGATTTAGCCATCTCCGTTAAATCTTCTGGTTTAGGAAAGTTGTATTTTAATATACGATTGTACTTATCAGTTTTTCCATCGTTTTGGTCATCCGTTGGTAACTTTTGGTCTACTGATTTTTTCTTTTCATATTCAGATGGGTCTTCGTGATAAAAACACCAACCCTCTAAATTATCTAAATAGTATTCTGCATTATTGTAATCATCCCAATCAGCATTCCACATTGTACCACTTGTTGCATTACCATCGTTGTAGAATGCACCATTTCCACTATATTCTAAAATAGTTTCTTCATCAACCTCCTCATACCCACTCATACCTTTATTCTTCAACTTCTTACTTACTTTGGCAACATCATCTGCTTTCGGAGCACCATTTATGTATCCACCCGGTAAAGATAAACCAACACCGGCTCCTCCACCCAATCCCATTTCATCCAATGCGGTTATATAATCTTCAGCAATTTCGTTTAATTCTTCTTCAGATATTAATGATATTTTTACATCCATTTCAGTATCTTCCCAAAATCTTTTTGGTTTTTTAATTTTTTTCTTTGGTTCAGTTTCTACCCAATCTTCAGTATGGTATGGGTCTTGCGCTGGATTTAGTTCAGATTCTTTATAGTTTTTAAGTGAATATGTTACTTTTCTAAATGTTGATTCCGATTCTTTTTTTCTACCCTTACCACGCATCCAATCACCCTTTGGTTTATCTATTTGGGTGTATCCACCTTGTCTAAACCAACCTTCAGGTTTCCCTTTATCTAATATACGAGCTTGTCCATCGGCAACGTAGTTTGGGTTTGGTTCACCTGGTTCAGCACCAGCCATACCAAAGTTAGATGATTCATTAAATAGGTTTGATTTTGGTGGGATTCTAAATGTAGTTGCTTTCTTACCATTGATAGTTGGCATACCATGCTCATCTTTATCAATATTTTTTACAACTACTCTTTTGTTCTTAAACTTGCCCATCAAAAGAGTATCACCTACATTCACATCTAAGTTAATATCTTCAGAAAGTTTTGCTAATTTTAGAGTAATAAATTTGAAAACAGTTGCATCAAATTTTGGATATGCTTTTAAGAATCCCTCTTTCTTTTCGTCATCAGTTCCTTTACTTAACCAATTACGAACATCAGTTCCACTTATAGGATTTGATTGAGCAGGTGAAGCATAAACGTATCCCTTATCCAAATATCCCATCTCTACCTTACCTTTATATGGAGTAAAATAATTTCCACCCAAACGTTGTTCATCTTTCTCACCAACTACAACTATTAAACCAGTCTTAGCTGCATCGTATGAACTTACAATTTCCGTAGGTTGATATGGATTTTTAACCTGAACTATTTTGTTTGATGGGATACCAAACATTTTAGTCATTATGGTTTTTTTCTCTCTGAAATCAAATGGAGATTTTTGGTTATCGGTTTTATTGGATGTTGCTATGTAAACATCATCTTTTCCGAATTTTGATACAAGTTGTTTGTATGTGGCGAAGTGCCCCTTATGAAAAGGTTGAAATCTACCAGAATAGACAACTATTACGTTTTCCATTTCGGCAGATTCCCCTAATATGCTTTCTACTAAAAAGTTAGATAATTCACTCATTAAATATAGTATTACTCTTTATACTATATAAATATAGAATAAATTTTTATTGATTAGCTTGTTGAGATTGTTGCTCAGCTAATTGCTTACGAGTTGGTGCACCTGGTTGATATTGAACAGTACCATCTTGGATATTAATTCTACCTTGTGGATATTTTTCATCAATTTGCTCTCCAATTTCGTTTAATTGTTGTTGATACATTTTATAATCATCATTAGCTTTTTCTAAAAACTCATCCATACGAAGTGATTCTTCTTGAATTTGTTGTTTTCTAAGATATATTGAACCAAACTCATTAATTAATATAGAAGATTTTTGGTTTAATTCTTGAATTTGTTTAATTACATCTTCATCCAATTTTGCAGTTGCAATCTCTACGTTTTGTATTTGTGGAACATTTAATGCCATAATATTATTGTTTTGTTTGTTTATATATAAATATATTGTTTTTTAATTTTTATAAGAATTTTTCTAATTCTTTTATTACCGATTGTGGTGTTATTGATTTGGTACACTCAAATTGTCTATCCGTACCTTTGTGGTCAGGACACCAATTCCAATCACCAGCATCTAATCTATACCGATTGAAACATCCACTACACTTTCCTTCAGGTGCACCAATTCTTACACAATCTTGCATTTCTGCCCAATCATATGAGAATCCACTCACCAATACCGTTGGAGTATTAACTGCCCAACTTAACCAACTCAACCCACTACCAATTCCTATAAATGCTTTTGATTTTCTAAGTTCATCAATTACATCACTCAAAGGACCGTTTGGATGTTTAACAATTCCCGTTGGTAATTTATTCCCCATATAATCATCTCCTTCTTTTGATATTAGTTTGACTGTGTATCCTTTTGAGTTTAACCAATCAACTACATACTGCCAGCCATCTTTGTTATTCCAAAATTTAGGTTGAGCCGTACCAAATACACCAATAGTAATTTGTTTTAATTCTGAATTTATTTCAATTGGATTGTGTTTTATTTTAGGTCTAACCTCCACATAATCTAATCCTAAAATATCCGAACACATTTTTTGCAATGGTTGTTTTCTAAAATCATTTGGGTTTTTTTGTAAGTTTGGTTCGTTATTATCATTGTAAAATAAACCAACCGAATACATTGCATAAAGGTTTTCAGCTGCTTCACCGGGATTAATAAATTCTAATTCAGGGTATTCATCTACAAATAAATCATTCATAAAAGTAGATGTTACAACTTTACAATTATGTTTTTTACGGAACTCATCTACATATGGAAACCAAGCCATTGTATCACCCAATGCTTTTGAATCCAATGGGATGTAAACTCTCTTATCAGTTGCATCATATAAATGTTCATACCAAAGTTTTCCATTTTGATAAATTTGTATTTTCCATTCTACAAAATATTCTTTAGTACACCGTGTCCAACAATTATTTCCAATATCAGATGCAAATATACGTTTACCACTCCTATTATCTATAAAATCAACGGTGTACTCTGCTTTGTAAGGTCCTTTTATTTCTACAAATGCACCTTTAACAAAATTAACCGATACGCTGTTTTTTACTTCGGTTATATTATTTATATTTCTTTTTAAATTTTCGTATATCATACGTTCCAAGTTTTAATTGTTTGGTCTAATAATGAGAATCCCTCCGTCTGATTACTATACATTTTGTTTGTAGTATATCTTTTCATTGGATATTTAGCAAATACGTGATTATACCATAAATCACCAACATCCCATTCACAATCTGCTATCCTATCTTTCCACCATTGTTTATCTTTGTTTCTAACCAAATAAGCATGTGCAAGGTCTTGGTTATGTGCGGTTTGTGAAAATAATTCATCTACCTTTTCTTTTGAACGAGATGGGTTATTTGCCAATCCAATATAGTACACATCGTCTCTTTCCGAAATGAAACACGCTTTGTGAACTATATCTACAAACTCTTCCAAACCGGTGTAAATGAACGCATCTGCTTCGAATATAAGAGTGTAATCGTATTTATCATCCAAGCTATCAACTGCGTTCTTATGTGCTAAATAACACCCATAATGTCCACCAGTTATCCAACCCAATCCAGCGCCAGGCCATAACTCACCCGGCTTATTATCTTTACTTATATGTTCGGGTCTCCTACAATGTTCGGTAGGTGGAATATCTTTATACACTTCAGTTACACTTTGAGTGTAATCAATTCCATATTTTTGTAATTGTTTTATGGAAGCAATACTAATATATTCTCTTGCGTTAAATGGAGATGTTAATAAATGTTTGATTTGAATTCTAGGTTTCTTTCGTAAGAATGCCCTATAATACGTTTTATCAAATTGCCCATAAAAGAAATCGTTTGCAGCATTGGTTACACCATCGGTTATTGTATAATCATCACCACTAATAATACCACCCGGTTTTACTTTTTTATACCAAGTTTTTAAATCAGTTGTAACATCTTCGTAAGTATGCCCGGCATCAATCATTATATAATCAATACTATTATTCTTAAATTGATTTGCTGCATTTACGGAATTATCTTTTATAATATCAAATAACCCATAGTTGTTTGATAATAATGTGTTATCAATAAATTCAGGAAATAAATCTCCATTATAATGTTGAACCACTGGGTTATGCCAAGGTTCCGATTCAGTTCCTTTAAACGTATCAACAGTTGTAAAGTGAATACGTTTACCAGACTCTTTTATTTTCTGAATCATATAATTGGTAGATTTGCCCTTCCACACACCAACTTCTACAAATTCACACCCATCATATCCAGCTTGAACTATATCTTTATACATATGATTATAGTAGAACCACCCTTCTATTTCACCAAAATCAGGTTTTAATTGTTCTAATATAATTTTTTTAGTTGCAGGTACATCCCCATCAATATAAGTTACCAATGGATTATTATCATAGGTATCCAAATAAGTATGTAACCTTCTAAAGATACATGGTAGTTTATATGATAGTGCTTCTTTAATTGATAATGGATTCAATTCCCAAAGTGTTGAGAAATAAAAGAAATCAGCTGCTGCGTAAAACTTATCAGCATCATTTCGTTCCCCCCACACTACACAATTAGATGGTTTATCATCCATCAAAGGTTTCCAATAATCCTCAAAGTTTCCAGCTTGGTTTCCTACAAAGTGAAATTTTATTTTATATTTTTCCAACAATCTAGCTACCTCAAATATTTCAGCTTGGTTTTTGCCGGGAGCAAACAATCCTACATTAAGAACGTGCTTCCAATCTTTTTCAAATCCTAATACCTCCTTTGCTTTATCTTTATCGTATTTAATATCCTCAATTGGATATTCCCACAACATAGTATCAACACCCAAATGTTCAAACTTTCTTCTACTCCATTCAGATACTAACACATATCTATCGGGTTGGTAAATAATTGCATCGGGGTCTGTAAATGAGCCGTGTGTTGTTGCTATAATAAAATACTTACGATTATCATCCCATATTTTATCCAATATATCGTAATCTAAATCGTGTTGTGGTATTTCCTGAAAATGAATAATATCAGGTTCAAAATCATCTATAACTTTTAGTATATCCGATTTATCCTCATATAAAGTGTGTACGGGAACTAATGCTTTGATTTTGTTTTTTTGAACCACAAATGCATCACCCCCACTATTTCTAACTTCAACTACCTTTATTTGGTAATCTTTGTAGAAATGTTCAACTTGCTTTAATAGATATTGTGGTTGTCCTCCAGTAGATAAGTGAGGAGCAACGTATAACAATTTTTTACGTGTATTATTCATTATAACAAATATACGAAACTTTTTTGGTATTTCCTAATTTTTATTCAGCTTCTTCGTAAGTGATTGTACCATTAATTAAATCAATCTCTCCTTTTGGATATGCCTTTTCCATTACATACAATACCTCATTTAATTCTTCATTTTTTTCATCAAATTGAGTTTCTAAATTTTCCAATGAGAATTTAAAGTTTTTCAATTGAGTTTCAGCATCTCTTATTTGCAAATGCGCTTGTCCAATTGTTACAACTAAATTATTTATTTCGTCTTGCAGATTTCTTAATTTATTATAAGTTTCTTCTGCTAATTGTTCACTACGTTGTGCCATAATTTTATTCTATATGTTTATATATAAATATATGTTTTTTTATTTATCAAAACGATTATTTATTATTTTTTTGTTAATACTGATTTTTTAGAAGTTCTACATATTTCTTTCCAATAATAATAAGATGCATAATTTTTATCAATAATTATGTTTTCATTATATGGTAGTTTATTTATATAGTCTGCTTTGTAAAACATACCTGATGTTGAGTTTGTTACACCTGCGTTATGCATGATGTTCATTTTATAATAATCATCTATACCAGACGTAGCCCAACTAAAATCAAAGTTAGGATGACATACTGTCTCATATCCCAATCTCCAACCTCCCCATAATACAGCCCACATATCTGCACACCATATTTGTAAAGGGTGGTGTGTAGGGTCTTTCTTTACTTTTTCATTACATTGTTCGGTAATTTCTTTGAATAGCATTTCTGAATCCGATTCTACTCTATTCCAATAATCATAATCAACACCTTTCATTAGATATTGTGCACCAATTGCGTTTAGTTCATTACCTTCAATAAGTGTTTCAGGCAATTCCATTAACTCACACATCTTTTGTATTACATCATCACCTTTAGATTTGATATAAGAGTGTGATATGTACCATCTAGTATCCGAACCATACCATTTATCATCATTTATCATCTCATCCGTTATCCATTCCTTTATATTTTTGGTAAATATAATATCGCAATCGTGGTAAAATATGGTATCATCTTTAAGATAAGGATGCGCTTTCCAATGTTGCTTTAAAATATTAGGACGGATTGATGAAATGTAATGATGAGTTTCTCTAGTATCCCTATAAAAAAAGAATCTAGCTTCATAATTGTTAGATAGTTTACTCCATTCTTCAGGTAGTTCATCATTTTGTTGCCAGCATACAATATCAATATTATTTAAATTGATACCCATCTGCATAAAATTGTTTAACATTACTTCAACCTGCCAAATGTAATAAGTAATAGCAGGTTGAGCGCATATATAACGTAGTTTTTTAGTAGTGTTTACCATAATATATTAACAACTACAACCATTTATTGTGCCAAATATTTCAACTTTACCAAATATTGAACCTATTGTACCGGTTGATACATAACAATTACCAGCACCACTATATAAATGGTCACCAGATGATATAGTGCCTGTATAATAATAATCTACATTGGTTTCACCACACAAAATCAATCCACTATATATGGGTGCTGCGGTTGTTGTAGTTGTTGTAGTTGTTGTAGTTACTGTTATTGGTCCTTCAAATATATACATACCAGTTGATTCTTCATAGCAACTACCATCACATAATGAACTAAAGTTACAATTTAGATATCGTTTATCATAAAATCTTCGATATCCTGTTGGAAATCCTGCAAAGATTCTTACATTAGTAATTGTGTCAGGATAATAACCACCACCAACATCTTGTACATCGTTTAAAAGGAATTTTATTCCAAAATCAACATCGTAACCTAAACTTATTGGATTTCCAAATTGGTCTAACAATGTTATAGTAAAATCGGTATAAAAATCTCCAGCATAGCAACCAGCTTCAGCACCAGTAGATAGACTACTGCTATATGATGTATATACAGGTGTTATACTTAATCCATAAAATTCAGAAAATTGTAAATCGTTAGTTCCACTTGTATTATAAGAAACACTATAAGCAGTACCAGCAGTTGCCAAATTAATTTGAGTACCAGATGCTATTCCTCTATCGGTGTTCATATTATCCATTGAAATTTGTCCTGATGCTGGTAGTGCCATTATTTATTTCTTTTTAATTCTTCAATTTCCGCTTTCAATTCTTTTATTGCCTCAACTAATACAGGTACTAATTTGGAGTAATCAATTGTTAAATAGTTTTCTCCAGATTTAGATTCGGGTGGTGTATCGGTTTTAGTTTCATTTGGTAAATATACCTTCATATCAAATGGTGCTAGTGATACAATATTAGGAAATACATTTTGTACTTCTTGCGCAGATAAACCCAATTGAGTTTTATCATCGGTATATCCAAATGAATTTGCTAACTCATTATTTGTATAGTAAAATCCGTTTAATTGTGATATCTTATCAATTGCGTTAGTAATATTACCCAATTTTGTTTTTAATCTTTCATCAGAGTAATAAGCAGTAATATTTCCAGTTGCGGTAATTGCACCATTTACAGTTAATCCAGTTGCACCAAATGAACTTAATATGGTACCCGATGGAGTACCACCACCATCAGTAAATGCAATGAATGATGTATATGTACCCACAATACCAGCAACTGCTCCCAAATCGAATCGTGAATATCCTGCTAATGTCATAGCATTGGTATCAATTGCAATTGTATAATTTCCTCGAGCAGTACCAAAATAGGCCGATGAAGCTAACACATCACTCACATCAATAACATCTGCATTTACAGCGCCTGTTGATGATATTCTGAAATTTTTTGATGAAATCCATCCCTCTGATGATATTGTTACACTACCTGCCGCTGCGGTATAAGCACCATTAGTACCCTTTGTTCCACTAAAAATTGAATTGGAATCTATAGTCCATCCACCAATACTTCCACCGGTTGAAGTTATATTACCACTTACACTTAAATTACCACCAGTAAATGTTAATTTATCACCTAACGAAAATCTATTATTACTATCTACATAAAATGAAGTATTTGAATCACCATAAATACCATATGCACCACTACCAATCCATATTCTACGATAATTATCAGCTGCTCCATCGGCTATATTTCTAGCATCTAAATAAATTGATGCAGCTGTATCATCGCCAACCCTAAATAATTTTTGTATATATCCAGCAGTTCCAGCAATTACCGGTGCAGATATAAAATTGTTTGTAATGAATGTAGTTGTACCAATATTGTAAGTACCGGCGGCCAATGCGTTTACAGTTGTCAATGCCGATGATAACGCAGTTGCTGCCGATTGAGATGCATATGTTTGTGTTGCCGCATCACCTCCAGTTACCGTTATCGCACCACTAATATCCAAAGTACTGCCATTCCATCTTAAATAATTACCACCACTTCCTCTTAATGAAAAACGTGGTTCGTATGTTGCACCATTGTACATACCAGCAAATATACCAATCTTATCATATCCAATTATAGTAGGGTGTGTAGATGGGTCATATTGAATTCCGTTTCCACCAACAGTTCCGTTTTGTCCAATTGCCATATAAGGGTCATCTCTACCCCCAGCTAATACAATGTTTGCAAAAGGACTACCAGCATTGTTACCAATATTAATTGTATTTTTAACAAATGATTCATCGAATATTGCAATCTTAGCTGCCACAAAGAATTCTTGGTCACCTAAGTATTGCCACCATGCACTATCAACAGGTGATGGTGAGTAAACAGGTTCATGATATCCAGTTGCGGTACCTGGTCCACTACCACTAATTGCCGCATAATATCTAGTGTTACCACCAGAGTTACCAGGGTCAGGCCAAATTACCGCATCTCTACGATAGTTTGTTGTTTCAACCGAACCTATGTAATTAGTAGTTTGATTCCACACACCTCTCATTACAATACCAGGTCCAGTGTCTCCTTCGTATTGAATTGCAATTGATTGTGTTTTAAAAGTTATTTGTTTTCCGTTTTCAAAATTAATTCTATAAACAATCTGTCCCGTTGGATTTCCAATCGGATTTACCCATCCTGCTAAATTACTAATAGTTGCGTTAGTACTACCATTCAATACACTACCACTAACTTTACTATCACCCAAAACTATATGATTTGATTTAGAATGAATAGTTACCTGATACTCACCTAATGAACCTATATTATTTCCAAATGGGTCTTGTGATTGTGCACTAAAACCAGATGGTCTATGTGTTAGAGCTTCTCCACCTTTTGTTGCCGTTATTACTGCAGATGTATTAGCTATTTCCAACTCACCAGAAACTTTATAAACAATAGAAGTGTTTTCGGGATTTACAACTGCGTTATATGCTTTAGTACCATCCCCAACACCAGCAATTGTTACAGAGGCTTGTGCTCTAATTGGTGCCGATGCTGAATTACTACCATCTCTTAATGTTACTTTCCAAGTTGCAACTTCACCAACAGCAACTGCATCTTCAGGAGCTACATTTCTAGTTGCCGTAGTTTGTATTGGTGTTTGAGCTACATCATCTTTAAAAAATTGATAAAATCTAGAACCAGTTGTATTAAATGCAGTTGCAACTAATGTAATACCATCTGTTGGATTAACTACTTGCCCATCCGAATCATAAGTTATAGTATATGCAGTTGATGTTAAATTAATAGTTCTAGCAGCAGTTGCAGCCACATTCTTCGTTATAGTTTGAGTTCTATTAAATACTGATGATGTAAATCTATGACCAGGTCCCAATGAATATGGAAATGCAATTATATTATAATTTACACTTGCCGATACATGTGGATAATTAAATAAACTAAATGATGCAGTTGCCGAATTAGTACCATTTCCCTGCAAAGTACTTATTGTAATATTTTGAGTAGGTGTACTACCAAATTTAAAAGTACCAGGTGTTTCTGCTGAATTACTATTAAATGTTAAAAATTTACTACCTTCTCTTAATTGAATTGTAGTTTGTGCGGGAGCTAAAGTTGATACAAAACCATTCTCATCGGCATTTAATGTAATATTAGTTGGAGTTATTATTACATCAATTGGTGGAGGTCCATCAACTGCTTTGGTATAGTTTTGAACAATACTTTGTGTGTAGATTGATGATGTATAGTACGGATGTATAATCAATGGATATGTTATACTACCACTTAAATCAGTAAGATTTGAAGATTGAGATACAATTAATGATGCAGTATATGGTATCCCAAATGATGATGTAAAGTGTACATTACCAGGTGTGATATTTTGTGAACTTATTGAGGATGATGCAATGTGGAATGTACCAGCTGCTCTACTTCCAGTAAATATCAAATATCTACTACCTTGTTTTAATTTAATATCAGTTATAGATGGTTTGTAATCTAAAACAGTACCTTCTGCATTTGAGTTTAAGGTTACATTGGTAGGTACTACTTCAAATACAATACTCTCATCACCCGGCTTTCCTTCAGGTACAATTGTAAATGTCTTATCCAAACTTATAGATGATGATGTATAATCTTCGGTATAAGTTAATGTTACGGTTAATGTTTTACTTTGTGATAATGGTGAGTATATATGATTAGAAACTGCTCTTGATGGTATTTCTCTTTTCTTTTCATCAATTGCTACTACTGAAATATTTGGATGAAATTTACCAGTTACATAATACATCCAATATTCCGGCTCAAAATCTATGTTTAAAGACATTGATGGGAACACCTCAAATGATGCGGTAAATGGTTCTACGTTAGTTCCTCTTTTATAAAATGAACCCGTAACACTTGCCGATACAGGTGTAAATATTGTTTGAGTTCTTGGATTGATAGTAAACGTATCCGTATTATATACCATAAATCCAGAATCCAAACCATCTTGCAAATCCTCTAAATTTATAGATGTCAATACAGATGCGGATGCTATAAAAGCAGGTTGTTGTGTTATTGAACCAGACGATAATATATAAACTACTCTTACTTTATTTATAGAATCTCTATTGAATATTGCATTGTAGTTTATTTGTTTACTACCCAATTCCCCAACAGATAATCCTTTAATATAATTTTGATTGACTGCTTTTTGTAAATTGATAAACCTTTCAGGTTCGTTCAATGGGTCTAACGATGCTGACAATACGTGAAGTTGATAAGTAGGCCAGCCTTTTGGTTTTCCAATTGTATCATTTAAAATAATCTCATTTATACCATCAATTCTAACCGCTTGAATTTCCAAAGAAGCAGTACTACTATTTCTGATTTGAGTTCCTCTATAAGGTCTAATAATATAGTTTACACCACCAAATCCATCTAATACTTTTGTTATAATAATAGTATCAGTAAATCCTTCCACTTCACCGGTTATTTCTAAATATTGTACATTTTTATCACTTCTACTACCAGTAAAATTTCCAACAGTTAATACTACATTATCAGGATTTGTTTGATTTAAAACACCAGGATACTGCCCACCTGCATATTGTAAAGCCGTATGAGTACTTCCATCATAATCAAATGATTGAGATGTGTATCGTACAGAACCAGTTAATAAAGTTTTTACAACTTGAATGTTTATAGAAGTTGGGGGAACTGGATTTGAACCAGAATCAAATTGAAAATATAAAGATGATGGTAGTAATTGTAAACCTTTTCTAATTGTTTGTAAATTACCTCCGTTAAATGTTTTTGTTTCTTCTACATTTACAGGTATATAGTTGTTATTAATATCATAGAATTCAAAACGATATATAAATGTTTCCTCCGGTAATGTTCTTGGAACTGATTGTATAAATGTTATTTCATCGGGTGAAAATGAACTTTCTTGAGATGCTTTTAAACTAACATCAGACACATACCAATCGTTTCCACTAACTTCAAAATACAAACTAGCAGTTGCCATTTGTTGGGCAATTATATTTTTAGTTACAGTTGATTTTTGTAAAACTGCCGTTTGTGCTGGTACAGCTATTATTTGTTGTTCTACTTGTACTTTACCGTTTGTACCATCTCTAGAACCACTTAAAAATGCTTTAATATAACCATTACCAGTTGATGTTTCACTTCTAACTTTAAAATCCAAAGTATATTCAACATCTTCGGTAATTGATATTGATTTTGATGTATGGAATTTGTAAACCGAAGAATTACTATTTAATTTAACCGAATTATATAAATAACTTTGATTAAATGTTGCTGTTAAATTATTAGAAGATGTTACCCAATAATCTTTAATAATATCCGATGTAAATATTCCGTAGTTTTCTTGATTTTTAGTTGGTATATCCAAATCCAAAAGTAATTCATTTGCTTCCAATTGAATTTCTTGAATAAATTGAAAGTCGGATAAGTCTGATTGCGATTTTCTAAATACTTTAACTCTAGCAACATCTCCTACAAATGATGTTAAATCAGTAAGACTTATTTTTGCAAATGAACCAGTTAATGCAGTTGCTAAATCATTAACACCTTCTAAATAATTAAAAGTTGTAGTATATGGTGCACTTACAAATGGCTGAACCAATCCATTGGAATCTGTGTATGGATTTGTTACAACTAATTGAGTTTTATTTATTATATCATCTGCAGTTGTTGTATATCCCAATGATGGTACACTTATAGTATTTCCAACAACCGAACTACTCCAAGCATTATATACACCATTATCGGTTATAGTTAATAAATAGGATGTTGGTAAACTATATTCGGATAATGGTTGATTTTCTAATGGTGCTAATGGAATACCACTAACAGTACCATTATTTGTTTTTTGAGCAACTACATTTGAATATAATGGTTTTATTAATTCTGTAATTGATACTTGAGGTCTTTTATAAAATCTAACTCTATCTTCGTTTGCTATTAAACGATTTACTTTAAATTCTTTTTGCCATTTTACATTATAAATACCTTTCCATTCTTCTGGTATTGGTTGTACATTTCCTTCACTATCTATATAAGTTTTTAATTCTCCTAATATAGTTATGTTGGCAATACCAATTGGAGTATCCTCATAAATGTAAACAGCTACTAATTTAGATAGTCCTTCATAATATTCAGGTATACCATCACCTGGTTCATAATAAATTGGATTACCATTTACATCTATTATTTCTATTTTTATTTCAGTAGATTCTAATAAATGTTCAGAACCTTCAATAAGAAATCCGTTTTTACCACCTGTAAATGTATCTTTAAATTCAGATATTCTAAAATATATTGATGATGGTAACTGGTCTGTGACAAAAGTACCATATTCAGTTAATTGTGGCTGTAAATTTGTTGTTTGGTTACTAGCGTATTTTTTAATTCTTGCCATTGAAATTTCTATTAGTTCTCAATATAAATATTACGATAAATATTTATGTTAATACTTATCTAAAGAAATATAAATAAAATTAAAGAAAGTTAAATAATCGTTATGAAAAAATATGCAATGATACAAATTGATGCAGAAGTACATCTTATGTTAAAAGAATTTTGTAAAGATAAAGGTTATAAATTAAATGGTTTAGTTGAAGCTTTGATAAAAGAAAAAGTATTACCAAAACCTCAACCAAAAAATATATTACCTTCTGTTAAAAATTAATCTTACTAAACCCATTATCTTTTTTGATTTCAATTAAACCATCTACAATATCTCTCATTTGTTCTAAATGCGAAATCATCCAAATGAAATCAAATTGAGTTTTGAGATATTGCATCATCATAAATAGGGATGACAGGTTATCACTATCTAACGTACCAAATCCCTCATCGATTACTAAGAAGTTTGGACGAGGTAAGTTACATATGTTAATAAGTGCAACTCTAATTGCCAATCCACTAACAAACTTCTCCATACCACTACACATTTCCAATGCCCATTCCTGGTCATCGTAAACTATCTTAGCGTTGATGTTCTTACCATCCGTATCCATTACGATTCCAAAATCAACAACCTGTCCTAATATGTTGTTAATTTCCTCTTCGATTACAGGCAGAGCCTTAGTAATCAATTCGTATGGAATTCCATCTCTCTTAACCGCATCTAAATAAAATGTGTACAATTGATTCTTTGTTTCCAAATCCTTAACCTCCCCCATCTTAGCTTTCATATCTTTGATAAATGTGTTAATAGAACCGGTATCGGATGATAACTTTAAAAGTTTCTTTTTAGCACTTTCTATCTTACCCTCAATTTCTTTTTTAGATGTTGTTAGTTCTGATATTTTAGTTTGTATCTCTTTGTTTTTAGAAATGGTTTCCAAATTATCATTGTAACGTTGGATATCCCCCTCAACTCCTTCCAATTGATGTTGGAATAGTTGTAGTTGAGTTTCCATCTGCTCTAACTCCAATTTGGTACTATCGCATAATGTGTTACCTTTCTTTTGTTTTTCGGTTAAAGAAATCCACAAATCATATTGAGATTTAACATCCTTTAATGATTGTAGATTTTGAGTAATTGTTTTTGAACCTCTTTCCAATTCTTCCAATACAATCAACTGCTCCCCAACTATCTTTTCAGTTTCCTTTGCATCCTTTACGAATACGTTGTTCATACAAAAGTTACAATTAGGGTCATACTCATGCTTTTCTAAATGAGATAACTTTTCTTTGTTGGCATCCAATGATATGTGTAACTTATCAATAGAGTGTAGTGATGATGTGTATGTGGATTGTAGAGTTGTAAATTTTGTGTACATATAATCAATTGCAGTATCATCATACAATTTACTTTCTTCAATACCCTCTCCAATTTGTTTTAATGCAGATTCATACTCTTCCAACTTAGATGCCTTATCTGTCATCTTTTCAATCTGCTTCTCAATGTTTTGGTCTAAATTTGATTTTTTGGTATTCAAACTATCAATGTTTAAATTACCATCCATTGGAGTCAATTGTTGTGATAACTGGATAATTTCTTTTTCCAACTCACTCTTTTCAGTTTCCAACTCTTTAGATTCAGTATCCAATGTATCAAACTCTTCTTTCTTTTCTTTGAGTTCACTTTGTTTTTCTGCTAATTCGGAAGTAAAATCGGTCCTCTTAAAATTTCTAATAAGTGTTGTTACCTCTTTAATATCTTCACTAGCCGTTTCATATAATTTATCAAAGATAGTTAATCCCATAAATTGAGAAAGTAATTCCTTTCTTTCACTTTGAGATTTATCAATGAATAGGGCGTTGTTTCCTTGCAATGATAAGGCAGTTAGTACAAAATCTTCATACCTACCAACATATTGTTCAATGATGTTATTGGTATCTCTACGTTCCGTTCCATTTAGAATTTCCGTACCATCACCATTCTCTTTCCAAAATTGTACATCTACCTTAACACTCTTACCTTTACTCACTGTCTTTGCTTCCCTTTGAATAAAGTACCTTACCCCATCAATCTCAATCTCCAACTTACAACTAAAGGTATCCTTACGATTGTTTAGAATGTTTCCTGCTTTGAATGCTCTACTACACTTATCAAAAAGGCAGAATGATATTGCATCAAATAGTGAGGATTTACCAGCTGCGTTTGGTGCAAACAATCCCATCAATCCACCTACCTTATCAAAGTTAATTACATTATCCTCCCCATACGAAAACATATTACTGAATTCAAATCTTACAGGTTTCCAATGAATGTTTCTATGAATATCTTCCGTTACGATTCTACTATTTACATCTCTATTTATCGTTTCTAAGCCCTTCAAATCCTCTTCGGTAGTATATGGCATCATTCGTTTAACATACTCCGATATGAGAGAGTTCTGGTGGTTAATATCCGATATATCTTCGAAGTCCAACTTACTACTTCTATTACCCGTCTTACTCTTTGAGAATGAGTCTGTCCGAATGATTGTGAAGTCATCTACGTTGTACTTCATCTTAATTTCCGTTACCACTCTTTTAGTATCCGCAGTATCGGTGTTGGATAACTTAACTCTCAATCGAGGTTTTAATGGCATATCCGTTACATCCGGCACAATACCATTATCCACATTCATAGTGTAGTATCCGTATTCGTTTTGGATATCAACCTCTTCATAGTTTAGAGTATCCATATCCCAAACTACAAATCCGTGCTTATCTAAACTCTCTCCAAAGTTTTGTTGTACCAATGAACCAGCATATACAATCTTACATCCAGCTTCCGATATGATTTCTTGTCTCTTATGAATATCACCTAATAGAGCCAAATCAAACCCATCAAATATCTCCGGCTTAAAGTGTCTACTACTTACCACATATCCTACATCGGTTGTGGATGTATCTAATGGTCCGTGAAATAGTGCAATCTTTTTGTTACCAAATAGTTTATCTGCTGTAATCCAATTATCTCTTTTATCAAAAATAGAGAATACTGAAAAATCAATTCCTCCAATTGAATATACTTGCGTATCTCTAAGGTAATGAAAGTTTGGTAGATTCAATGCATCTACGATTGGAGTCAGAACATCCAATCTATCGGAGTTGTTCATATTACAATCGTGATTTCCCGCAATAAGGATAGTTTCACAATGCTTAGAACACTCCGTAAATAACCAACTAATTTCTTTTAATAATTCAGGACTCATTTCCAATTTAGCATGGGCAATATCTCCAGCTAAATAAATGAGTGAATCTTCAGTTCCCCTCTTACGAATCTCCTCAAACATTTTTTCAAATACTTGTCTATATTCGTTGTGTCTTTTTACATTACGGATATGAACATCTGCAATGTGATATATTCTTTTTATACTCATACGTTGTTTAATTTGGCAAGGACTAAATCATCCCAACCAGTTTCAGTAGTAGTTTTAATAAGTTCGTTTACTCTTTCGTATCCCAACTCTCCGGCATCTTTGCCGTTAGGTATTATATTCTTAACTTTAATTCCGTTTTTAATAAACCATTCTGAATGCTTTGTGGAATCTTCAATAGCATCCGAATCTAACATTATGGTGATTTCTTTTACACCTTTTTCAAAAATCTTATTCTTCAATTTACTTAATAGGAATTTACCCAATAAAGGAATTACATTTCTCTTTACGGAAAATGCATCAAATGCTCCTTCAACTAATGTGATAGGTTCATTCCAATTTATTTGATTCTCAAATACAATAACATCTCTATTGACAGGTGGGTTTTTGTATTTCATCTTTTCATCCTCATAAAAAGAACGAGCAATAAAATAGTTTAACTCACCACTCTCATCATAGGATGGTATAATAACCCTACCCCCATATAATCCATCTTCACAATATCCAATGTTATATTTTACAATCTCCGAATCCTTTATACCTCTTTGTTTTAGGTAATGGATTGCTTTGGTGTAAATTGGATTAAATAGACCCGATGGTTTAAAATGTAATTGTTTGAACTCCTTTGGTAATTGTAGTTTGATTACATACTCTTCCGTTGGTGAGTATGCTGGTTCATCTCCATAGATTTTATGTAATCTATCCAAATCCCTCCTATCAACATTTAGTTTACGAAGAAGAGATGAGATGGAACGACCTTTGGAGTTACACACCCAACAATGCCATTGCTGTGTATCTAAATTGACTTGTAGTTTCTTTTTGTGATGATGGCAAAATGGACAATGGTGTTGTTGCTCATTTCCTTTAAGAGATGAACCAACACCAAGCGTTGTGTCTAAAATCGATATAACTACAATTTTATTTTTACCAGATAGCATAATTTGGATTATAATCTTACAAATATACGAAGATTATTTTACAATTCCAAATTAATGATTGGAATTTTTTACATCATATAAGAAATCTGCTAAAAACTGCATTTTCTTTGTGATAACTTCTTTTGGATGATTTTGCTCAACCATAGCTTTTAAATCTAATATAGATGCTGCCGCAATTTGTACTGCATCATCTTTTGCATTTAAATATGCTTCGGAGATTCCGTATTTTTTTGATATTTCAGGTATTGTCATAACTTTTGTGTTTAAAGTAAATCCCTACGATAGAATTTACCCATTAGGTTTTCGTTTATTGCATTATCATCGGCAAGTACATTATAATGAAACTGCCAATAGATTTCGTAATATGTTAATGATTTCTTAGAGAAACAATATTGGATGATTTCTCTACTGAACTCGTCAGCTTTACCTTCCTTTACTTGCTCTTTAATCCAATCGTTTGAAGAATAGTATTTTTCCCAATCCGAAGATTTGGTTACTGTTCTTTTTCTTTTTTGTCCTTTGAGTGGTGCTAATTTTCTAGTTGATGTAAGTGATTTCTTACCTATATAGTATCTACCAGTTGGAGTGTGAATTATTTTATATACGAATCCCACCGCACCAACAGGCACGTCTTCCTCCGTAACAATATTTCCCTCATATAACCAATTCATTTTATTTCTTTACTACCGAATCAGAGTAGAATTTTGAATTTAATTTTCCTTGTCTAGCTTTTGCTAAATTTGCTTCGTTTGCTAAATTCATTCCACCATCTTCTGATATTGGAGTTTTATCTTTACCTTTTTTATTAATTTGTGAAGTTTTTGGACCGTTTTCACCAAATAATTCTAATATAGATGCCATTGTTTTAATTGTTTAATTATAAATATAACACAATAACTTTTTAAGTATCAAATCTTATAATAAAGTTTACTGGAAAATCAGGCAATGATTTTATTGGTTGTGGTAATTTTGCAACAGCAACCATATTTAAATCATCATCATATAATCCAATTGTTGTAATATATGGTGCTAAATATGAACCGGTAGGGTCTGTTGAAATATATTCATCATAATCATCCCAACTACCATATTTTGTTGGGTCTATATTTGATTGTATCCTAAAATCCAAAGAACCATCACCATTTGGTAAATTGGTTTTTTTCTTTACATATTTTACACCACTTTTATAAATTGGTTTTGAATATGTGTTAGCTCCAGTTACATCATTTCTATTAGTAACGGTTATCATATCATAAGTTGCCCCATCTTCATATACAGCAGATGGATTTTGAGAATAATTAAATTCATGCTCTAAAACCGATATGAATATTTCGTTTTCATAAATTGTTTTAGTAGAACGATAATTTAATCTAAAAGTATTAAAGTTTGAGCCGGATGTAATATCTTTAGCCACAACTATTAATCCCCTATCATAAAATATATTACCTTTAATATTACTACCAGAATCTATAAGGTTTGAATAACCATCATCCGTTAAAGTTCTATTAGTATCATCATCTAATAAAACAACACTACCAATTTTAATACCCTCACCAATGTATATTTGTGGAATTGAAAATACCACCACCTCATCTTCTAAATTTCTTTCATCGGTAGATGCATATGATTTTCGTAAACCAACTTCTGTTAAAATTGATGCAGTTGAAGAATTTCTGTAAAATTGTGATTTTATTGATGCGTATAAACTTTTTTTAGAAAATCCATTACTTGTTTCATCAAACTCATCATCGAAATTACCACTACTTCCACTTAAAGCAAATATTGGAAATACATCATTTTCATCCAAAGACCATTCTTTGTAAACTGTTATAGGTCTAACAATGATATCTGATTTTGGTATTGGTTTAAGCATTTGATTTGTTTTACTTTTATATAAATATTAATAAAAAGAAAAACCCCCAACGAATTGGGGGTCTTATACTTTATCTAATTAATTCTATTAGAATGATAATTTAACTTTAATTAAAACTTCCTTATCAAATGATTTTGCAATTGGTTGAGATGTTTTAGCCACCGCAATCAATTCATTTGAATCATTCATTAAACCAATCGTTGTAATGTAAGTATATGGGTCAGTTTTAAAAGTTGTTTCACTAAATGTACCATCTACATTTACATATGTTGGATTGTTGGAGTAGTTAAACTCTCTATTTGTTGCTCTTACAAAGAAATGTTGTGTTGATACATTTTCAGTTCTTCTTGCTTCAAAATCTTTACCATTTTTAATTGCGTAGTACAATCTCTTATGATAATATTGTTCAGCCGCAGTTGATGTTGAATTATCAGGTGCAGATGTTGCTCCAGCACCACCAGGTGCTAAATGACCTACAGTTTGAAATGCTTCGTTCCAAACGTTTCCTACCTTATTACCAATTGCTCTTGGATTAAGAACAATAATACCTCTATCAGGATAAAATAAACCATATCCTTCACCAGATGTTGCATCGGTTGTACTTGTAATAGTTGCTTCACTTTGTGTACCTAAATTTAAGTTACCTTCAACAACTTTAAATACTCGTCCACTTAATCCACTCTCATCACTAAATTTCTTACCACTATTATCAATAAAAGTAAATAAACCATTAGAACCAGAAAGTGGTAATGACCAGTTTCCAGCATCCATTTTCTCTCTAAATCTATTTCTACTTAAATTGATAACATATATATCATTCGAATCAACTAAAGTTGTAGAACTATTTTCAAATGAGAATTTAGTATCTGTTGGGTCTAATAAAATTGAACGATATTGTGCATAAGTTGCTTTGGATGCTTGTAATGAATTATCGTTTAAATTCAATGTCATTGAACCACTACCATCTACGTGTCCGTATGCTACTGCAAATTGAACTTCAGTAGTTGAATCGGTTGCTGTATTTTTATCATATACATTATAGTAGTATTGTCCACTATTTTGTGCAACTTGCGTTGATGATGTAAAAAATGTAGTTAATGAACCAGAATCGTTAGACCATAATCCAGTTGTTACAACTTCTACTTTTGCGTTTACTTTATCAAACTCACCAAATCTTTTGTAGATACCAATTGCGTTGGTAGTACCACCTGAAGATAATTGTTGTCCAGCTGGTAATGCCGAGTTTAATAAAGATACCAAAGCGTTGGTATCCAAATTTCCACCATTTGCCAATGCTGCAATTTGTGAGGTTATATTAATATCATTAATTATTGCCATTGTCTTATTTTATTATATTCTTTGTTTGTATATCACAGTTACTGGAATTGTTTCAGAACCACCCGTATCATTACCATATACTGTCAATGTAGTTGCAACATCAATAGTTAAGTTAGGATTTGGAGTAAATCTAAATTCTAAACCACTAACTACTTGTGCAGTTGTTGTAATTTCTTCACCTAAGAAAACAGGTACCGTACCAGTTCCAGTTGTTCCATTGGTTACTGTCAATGTACCAGCTCTTTGGTCAGCCAACACCACAGTGTATCCAGCGTTTGTATTTCCAGCAGGAGATGTTGTTGGTGATAACGATACACCACCTTCAGTTTGATTTACTGAAATTGCTGTTACACCCAATTTAACTATTGGTATTTGAGTTGTTCCTTTTGGAAGAGTTACTAATTTGTATCTTAATATTTGAGTCTCATCAGGAGTTGCTTCCGTTACCGGAATTGCTCTGATAGCAGAATCATAATATGCCGAACCTTTTGGGTGTGCCGGCTCATACAATGTATAATCAATCTCATCATCACCTAATGCGAATTTTGTGATGTTTAGAGATTGTCCAGATGCTAATTTTTGTCTACCTTTTTTGGTAAGTATTGCATCTACTGTTATTTCTGTATTATCTAAATATGCCATTTTTTATTCGTTTATTCTATATTATATAAATATAACTTATTTTTATTTTCCAATTAGTCAACAACAAGTATTGGTTCACCACTTCCTCTACCTGTTTTAGATACTCTAAGTATGTTAGGATTAGTTGTAAATGTTTCAACTGCAGCTAAACCATCTGGCGTTGAACCCGATGTTTGTAAAGAACCTTTAAAGTAAGAACGTTGCATTCCTTCCGATAAATTATTTACAAATTTATAGTGTGATGGAAAATATCCATTTAATGCCACTACTTCAACAGTATCGTTTCCAACGTTAATACTTCCACTAAATGGTAAAATTGAAACTTTATATCTGTAATTTGTTACATCTACATCTTCATAATATACTTGCTCACCAGGTAAAGCACCAATTGTAGGCCAACCTTTTAATTGAGTTGATATTTTTGTATTGTATTGCTCTTTTACTAAAAATACACTACTTCTACTACCAGTTGTTTCAAAGTTTCCAAATACCGGTTCTATTTTTCTAATAATACTATTACCATTTTCTGCATATAATCCAAATCCTGCATTAGCAATTGAGTTAGGGTCAAATCCAATAATAGTAGTTGTAAACGAATCTACTTCAGCTAATATTTTTGAACCCAAGTTACAATCAATATTAACAGAACCAGTAGGTGGGTATGTTGGATATTCGGTTTCAATTATAATATTATCATTAGTATTTATTAATGTATCGTAGTTTGGATTAGTTGCTTCCAATGTATATACATCTTCTGCATTTATTATAGTATCATAGTTTGGAGTATCTCCTTCTAAATTAACTTGAGTAGATGCATCTATTAAAGCATCTTTAGATTCATAAGTTAATTCAATTTTCTTATCTTCAAATGTGTTTATTAATGTTTCATAATCACCTCTTTCGGATTCAGGCTTACTCCATTTAGTTTTACTTCTTTCTAAATAATGCGGTTCAATTAATAAACCTTTAGATACCTTTGCTCTAGCTGGTGCCAAATCTTCCAATACATCAAATAAAGATTTATCAATATATCTAACCAATTGAATGTATTCGTATATGTTTCTATTTAATCTTTGGAAATAATAAGTTCTTAAATTAGTTAATTCTGTATAATTATCTTTATAATCATCCGATGGGTCACCAATATAGTTATCAATATTAAAATCACCAAATGCTCTTACAATATCCATATTTAACTCCTTAATTGGAGATAAGAATATACCTAATCTATTTGAATCTATTGGTGCTCTATCAAACGCTTTTTGAGTTGCTCTTACTTTATGAGATAAATCTCCAACTAAAGTTTGTTCTTCAAAACGAATTTTATTGGAATAATTTAATCCCAACGATGGTACAGTTGCTGTTACAGTTCTATCATATGGAGTGTATTGATACGGATATAGTGTAGCGGGGTACATATTACTAGCCGTAGCATAATTTTCACCATATGTTGTGTTTATAGCAACGTTTTTAATATATGGGTCTAATATTCTATTTTTTGGATATTCGAAATCTAATCTAAATAATAAATCAGCCGTTGATGAAGTATATGAATTTCCATTTATAGCATCTGGGTGTAATGTGTGATTTTCTAATTTAGATGGTTGCAGTGGAACTCTCCATAATCTAAACTCATCTAAGTTACCATCAAAATCTTTACCTATTGTTAAATTAGAACCACTTTCCCAATATTCCTTTGTACTAACAAAAGACATACTCACGGAATTCACAATTCGTTGTCCATCGGATGTTTTTAGTAATACCTCATAACGTGATGCGGATGAAAATTGACCTCCTAATTGATATCTATTTATTAAAACATTACTATAATATTCGGTAGATAATGGAAAATTAGAACTACCACTAACAGTATCAGGCCCCAGCACATATTCAATAGATGCTGTAAAATAAGTAGTTGATACGGATGCAGATGTAAATGGCGTTTCTATATAAGGTCCTGCTGATATTGCATTACCACCCAATCCAAATCGTAAAGTTGCAAAAGAACCTGTTGTTTGTATTATATCTAATTTAAATTGAGATGATGATATAATAGTTGTATTATGTACGTTATCAGGTTTTATTCTAAATTCAATACCTTGTGGATATGAACCATTTATTGATTTCCAAGGAACAACAACAGAAGAATTATATGAACCAGAGTTTAATTTAATTGCAGCAGTTCTATCATCAAATGTAAATTTAGTAGTACCATCTTTTGTTGGGTCTTGCGGTCCACCATATTCCATAATTGTTAACATGGATTGGGGAACACCATAACAAGCCATAGCTGCTTTCATAGCTCTGGATGTACCTTTATGTTTTAATAAATATGGTAGGTTGTTTAGGATTCTTCTCCAAACTTGATTGTTTGCATCTTCCAATGGCATTCCATATTTTTGATTACCTTCTCTATCAGTTCCAAACGCATACTCCCAAAGGAATTGTGAATCAAACGCTCTCTTACCATCCCAACCCATTGATTCCAATAGGTAATATATAAGATTATTTGTAGCTCCTTTAAATTGTTTTTCTTCTAATAATTTGTTTCCAGATAATGCTTTAATATAAACCCAAATAATATCAAAATGTTGCCCAATCATATCTAAGAAAAGTATGAAATCATTATTATCATAATCTTCTTTTATAAATTCAGGTATATTGTTTACTAAATAATTTGGATTGTATTTGTCAAATTCATACGCCAAATTAATTAAAGATTCATACCAAGCAGTAACTTCACTATCGGTAGTTGGTTTTAAAACATAAGTAGTTAAACCAGTAAGACCGTTTGTTGAAGTAGTTTTTGGGTATGATAAACTATCTGAATATATTAAATCCGTATATAACCATTTTTCAAATCCATCAAGTCCTCTAATTAAAACATTTGCTTTTTCTAATATATTTTTAGCTTCGGAAATTTGAGCAGTACCTTTTGGTTGATTAATCTCCCATTGAATTAAATCAAATATAGTATCTTCAGTTATTAAATTTGCATTGTTTTGAGAACTATATGTTGTTAAAAATACATCTGCATTTGTAGCGTCATATTCTGCTAATAAATTTGATTGTAAATCTATGTATGGATTTGTAAATGTATCTGCTATTAATCTTGTATATTTATCTTTATAAGTTTCTATTAATTGTACTTTATAAAAAAAGTTATTTACTCTTTCTTCAGCAGAACTAAAATTTACAAAATTATTAAACAAATAAACAGAACCACTTGCATATGATATATTTAATTTAGATGTATCAATTCCATTACCCTCCAAATATTTGTTTACAATATCGTTTGAAGTATATGAACCACTTGCAGTCAATTCATCAAACACTTTATATCCAATACCAACGGATGTATCTAAACTGAAATTAGGTCCTTTTAATGGAGGGCAAAATTCATCTACTTCGTTTTTTAAAGTTACAGTTTCAACAATTGGATTTGATTGTAATTTTGAAATCCAAACTTGTTGATTTGCTTGTACTGCCGTTGTTAATGGTTCGTATAATTTTAATATTAAACTATTATCACTTCCAACCCACGTAGTAACTACTTTGTTATCACCATCGCCTAAATGTAATAAGTGTGTTAAATATTTTGAAGTTTCATCTGCAAATACATTTGTATTAAATTGTGAAAAGAAACCATCGGCAATTCTATTCATTGCTAATGGTCTTGGGATTATTAAATCACCCTTATCAAATAGAATTGTAATAAATTCTTCTCTACTTATAACAGGTGATAACCCACTTATGTTATATGCAACTAATTTTAAAGTAAATGAAATCTTATCTTCATCTTCCGAAGTAAGAGTATTATCTAAATCTAAAATTTGTTGTACATTTAATTTTATAGTACCAGATGCAGGTCCTTGAATATATTGTGAACTACCCTCTTTTGATATTCTAACAAAATCAGCATTAACTGTTTTATAACTTAAATCAAAATCAACATTAGTTCCAGTATAATCAGGTCCTCTTAATACCGATGGATATACAATATCTCTAATATCAGGAACACCTACCCAAAAATCTGCAAATGCACTTACAAGTCCTTCTATTGGATTCCCATCACCATTTCCATTGGATGGGACCATTATAATTCTATATTGACCAGGTGTTGGGAATGCTGCATCAGGTAAATAAATTATTGTTTCACCATCACTGCCTAAATCACTAAATGTGTATTCTTGATTATTTACAGATACTCTAATTCTGCTTACACCGCCAGATTTTCCGATTGTAAATGCAACACCAGTTTCAGAATTTGTATTATATTCTCTACTATCACCAGCAGTAAAACTAATACCAGGAACTATTTTTGGTCTACTTTCAACCCTTTGTACCGAATTAGTTGTTATGAAAACTTTTACTGATTGTTTTACTCTATAACTTAATTCAAGTGAGGGTGTTGTTGCATTGGCATTTAAATCAAATGCAGTAACATCTCTATCACCTTGTGATTCTATACCAAGTAATCTTGTTACATTATAATCGCTACCATTGGAATATAATTTAAAAGTACTGCCTAATTTAACATTTATTACCGAATATCCAGATTTTACAAGATATTCCACTCCACTATCTAATAAAACTACTGCAGACTCACTTTGACCATCCAATTCAAGTTGTAATTCAACAGAATCATTTGTTGGGGGTGGTAATGCAAATGGTTCATAATCAAATGTTACTGTAATATCTGTTGGGAATGTATCAAAAAATCTATTAATTTCGGAACCAGAATTATCAGAACCATACTTTGTTAGAGTTTCAAAAATAGCTAATGTTCCACTACGTTGTGTATGTATTCTAAACGCGTTTTTTAAATTATATAATTTATTGTTGTAATTTGGTATAATTTCAACTGCATTCTTAAAATCATTTATATCAAACTCATAATTAGTTGCTTCGGAATATTCTTTTCCATTTATTACATATTTTTGAGTACTACCAGCAGCATTTGCACTTATAATTCTAAGATTAAATTTAGTTGCAGATACAGGTGCAGGAGTTCGCCCAATACCATCAATCGGTTCGGTACTTCCACCCGGTGTTGATGGAGTTCCACCAGTTGGATTATCACAGGGACTTAATTGAGTAACATCTAAACCAGGTGGATATGTAAATGTGTCTGGTATAGCACAAACTTCTCTGTTTGAATATGCAAAAACAGTTACATTTTTATAAACAGAATTAGGAGCTTGATAAGAAAATACTACATCATCACCAGTTATGTTTTCAAGACGAAATGTATATGATGTGGACTGGGGAAGAGTAGCAGGTGGTGGAGTGGGTGCGAATGCTGGTGAACCTATTGGATTCCCACCACTACCCTCACCAATAAATAAAGGTGCGCCAGATTCATCCAATAATGGATTTCCATAATCATCATATCCTATTTGTTTTGGTGCAGCCATTTATTATTTTATTATTGTATTGTTATTTTATAAATATTTTATTTTAAATTATCCTATATCATATTTTGTACGGATGGGTCTTCAAAGAATGTAGTATTACCAGTTTCAAATCTATCATTTCTCCCAATCACCCCACCGGTCGTACCCCCACCACCGCTTCCAGCGGCTGCGCCTCCACGAGGTTCATCGGTAGGGATTGCTGGTGATACTCGTTCATAGGCTTTATCACAAGGACCTACATCTTTTACCATCATCCTAACATCAGGGTCTTCAATATTTATACTATTTTGCAAAGCACAAATATCAATTGAATCCCCACCTTGCAATTGTATTTGTTTACCATCTTTAAATTCGTTCTGATATCTAACAACTACCATTTGACCAGCCCCATCTCTTTGTCTTGCCAAATTAGAAACCATATATTTTCTCATTACAATAACTTCAGGTTCTTGTCTTGGTGGTTCGGGTTCTACGACCGGAAAATCAACAGGTGTTGATATTGGAAGTGTTTTATCAATAGGAGTTTCCTTTCTAATTACAATTCGTATTTTTTCTTGAACAGGCGTAAGTACTGGTGGAGATTGCTTTACTAATTCAATAATAGGACTTCTTGTATCAATTCTAGTATCTGAATTTAATCTTTGTAAAACTTTACCCACTTCATCATAACTAGCATCATTACCTGCATCAAATGTAGTTGTTGTTTTAACATCAGGTCTTAACAAATGATAATCTAAAGAT